GGGGGGGGGGGGGGGGGGTTCTGCTACAAGTTCCAGCCCGATTTGGGGTCGTGGACGTGTGTAGACTCCCACCGTATCACCTTCATGCGGCACAACAAGATCGAGAAGCGTTTCGAGCGTCTCCGGGTCAAGGATGTAGACGACAAATACACCCGGTATATCAATCGGGACCGAACCAAGAGCGGCGAGTATTTGCCGCTGAAACTCAACCGAATCAATATGATCCGCTCCGAATCGTGGGAGCACTCCGAGATCGAAGAGGCGGCCGTCGAAGCGTTTTTGAAGGATAACGGCGACCGCTACATCATGGAGGAAATGATCCTCGCGGCAAACTATCTTATGCCATGAAGAAATTCATTACATTGCCGGAAGAGTGCACCGACATCCGAGCAAGTAACTACAACTGGCGTTTCAAGTTCCTGCACTTCTACCGCGACGGCGACCGATTCGGCTACGTCGAGGTGGGGGACGAGCGACACATCGAGGAGTACATCCCGGCATTTCGAAACACGCAAGACTTACAGATGAAGTGCTTCAAGTGTTTCGGGAACCGGGTGAGCCTCAACAAGACGAAGGAAATTTACAAGGGCATCGACAAGGTGGCGGAGACCGTGCAGGACTTCGCCGACCGGAAATGGCCCGAATACCGGGCCGCTGTACGGGCGGCCGAGGAGAAAGAAGCAAACGAAATTTTAAATTCAATACTATGCAACATGTAGAGATCGGACAGAAAGTTGTCCGGAGCAAGGGGGATTATGTTGTCGGCCGGATCGGAGAGGTAGTGGAGATCGACAACGAAAAGAAGCGGGCGCGGGTCTACTGGCTCAGCGAAAACCTGCGGACGTGGGTGAAGTTCGACGTGATCGAGGACATCAACGTCCCCTACATCATCACGCACACCGGGCGGTTCCCGAAATACGAACGGCGATGAAACGAATCATCGAGCGGCGGACGAACGTGGACTTATGCAAGCGTGTAGAAGTCTGGCAAGGGTACAGAATCATCGACCGCTACCTAACCATTCCGGGCTGGAAACTGGAAGGCTTCACGGCGGTGAATCCGAGAACGGACACTCCGATCTTCGGCAAGACTTGGGGCAACAATTACGAGGGATTCCTTTCGAACCTCGCTATCCAGAGCTCGGACGAGTTCCCGCCCGAGATCGCGTGGCGACGGTATCTGGACTACTTCTGCCGCCAACGAATACTTCCCGGTCCCGTGATAGCAAAAGACTACGAGGAGGCCATGCAATATGGCGAAGTATCGCATCATTACGAACTGAGCATTGAAGGCAACACCGCGACCGTGACCTTTGACAAGTACTACACATTTAAACTGACAAAGCTATGACACTGAATCAAGCGATCAAGACGCTGAACATCGAGGGCCGCCGACTGACGGCCCCCAGCGTCCGCAAACTCACCGGAATCAAGAGTGGCGCGGTTATCCGGGCCGCGCTGGACAAATTTAAGGCCGATTTGAGGCGTAAAGAGAAGGAAGAGGAGGAGAAGTCTCAGATGAACGTTAAATGCGCTAAAATCGTCGTCAGATGGCGAAAGAATCGTACATGGGGATCGACCTGCACGGCATGGGCTCAGGTAGAGACCGAGAACGGCGAGTGGCACGAGTACGTCTCCCCGGTCGTGAGCGGTTGCGGGTATGACAAGCATTCGCAGGCCCTCTCCTATGTCTTCAATGCCTTCTTCAAGGGCATGATCTGGCGACTGACCCCGGCCAAAGTCCGGCGGCGGGCGGCGAAGATGGGGCGGTACTACACGCCGCGCGGTAATGGCAAGTGGGTAGGCATTCCGGTTGCCTTCTGCATCGGCGACTATGGCCGCTACTGGCAGGGAGGCGTAGGCACGGGGCCCTATATGCAGGCCGTGGAGTTTTTGGGCGGCAAGATGACGCAGACCCACTGCTCCGAAGACATCGACATCTGGAACATTCAATTTTAAAAAATATGCTGACAATTTTAATCTATGCCGTCGCGTTCCTGACCTTCGGGTCGGAACTCTTCGGCAACTACGACGGAAAAAAATGAAAATCGGAGATGTTTATATTCACACGATAACCAACACCCGGCTCCGGGTCGAGGAGATCGTAGAGAAACGGAAAGGGTATTTTACAGCGTACCTGAGACCCGAAGACCCGACGTGCAGGAGCATGTATGGGTATCTGTCGGATCATGGACGCTACCCCTTTCCGGTGAAATTTATCGAGGATCAACTCGAAAAGGAGGGCGGGTCGTTTAAACGAGGATAGCCATGAAAGTAGGAGACACTTATATGTACTTGCCCGAGGAGGTTATCCTGCGGGTGAACAAGATCGAAGGAGATACGGTTTTTATGGGCCCGAAATACCGCTGTCTTCGGTTCTTATGGAGCGGCAAGAAGGGCTACCCGTTCAGAATCGACCATGTAGAGAACGAATCGGGTCCATTCAAAAAACTGAAACAATGAAATTCAACGGAGAAATCATGCACTTCCATCCCAGCAGGCCCGACCGCTTGCTGGGGTTCAGCCGGTCCGGAGAACTTTGGGCCGTGGTTGGAAAAATCGAGTTTAGCAACACCCGACCGATAGGCGGCTGGGTTCGGCTGTACGGCGACGATAGCGCCACAATCACCACCATCGAAAATAACGAGATCGGAACGATCAAGGTGCGAAAAGGGTTTTCGGTGCAGAAATCCATCATCGATACTGTTGTCGAAGAGAGAATATTCGTCGCCTACTACAATGACCCGAAGGAACGGGCCAATGTGAGGTACGAGTTCAAGCTATCGAATCCGTGCGAAGACCCGATGATGCGCAAGTACATCGAGACCCACATCGACGAACTGATCTACATGTTGCCCGGAGGCGGCATCACCTTTATGTATAACCCCGATGACAACCGGACGGTCGGTTACATCACAAGAATCGAGTAAATTATGGCAACGTTTTTAAGCTACAGCAACAACAACGAACTGCTGAGCCGCCGATTTGTGGCGAAGTGGTGGGACGCAGACTCAATGTCCTTCTCGGAGCACAAATTCGCTTTGGGCGACGAAGTGAGCGACAACAACGATTATGAGTTCAAATATGCGCTGGCCGCCGAGATCGACGAGATCATCAAATTGGAGATCAACGATACGCACTTCATGTCCTTTAACCGGGATGATGACCGACACAAGGGCGTCGTCGTAAGGGTGTCGTAAAAATAAGGGAGTTTTAACTTGCAAATTAAAAATTAAACATTTATCTTTGCGTCATGGAAGGAGGATTAACATTCACGATAGGTAAGGGCTTCGGCCAGATGCTCCAGCGGATTGCGTGGGAGAAGTTGACGAAAAAATACAATCCGCGAGAGGCTGTCGAAATCATCACCAAGTCTCTACTGGGGTGCACCAAAGGCATGGCCGTCGATATTTTGGACGGCAAGATCATCCTCGGCGAAGACGAGGCGACGCAGGAGGTAACGGGCACGCCCGGAGCCGGAGGAAAGTTCAATGACTGGATCAGAGAACAGCGCATCCATCTGGAGGAGGAAGCGAAGGAGTGGGTGAAAAGCCTTGAGGGTATTCGGCAGGAGATCGCGGACGCTGGCGGCAAGTTTGAGTTCTCGGTGCGCTATCCCGAACTTATTAGCTACCTATCCGGCGACAAAGATGCGGGCCTTCTCGATTATCCTCGTTCCAATGTGGTCGAAGAGATCAAGGGGGCAATAGAGGGAGTGAACAACTTCTTTGTAAATGTCGAAGAAGTGTACGAGGTTATCGCATGGATGTGCCACTCCCTGAATACGTCTCGCTCTATTTTTACCGATTCTATTTTCGGAATTAGAACGATTCTCGACTCCCTCATGTGCTCCGATCCGGAGGTAGAAGCCTCGATCCGGAAGCAGGATTTCCAGAAGCAACGGCTGTCGGAGTTTATGGAGAACGAAATGAAAATAGAAGAGTACCACAAAACCGAGTTGGAGCCCGTGGAGATCACGGAGGGGTACGACGCCGGGTGGCTGTCGCCCGATGGCGACTTCTACGGCCTCAACGGGAGCACGGAAAACCTGCTCCACCTCAACATCGCCGAACGGTTGCTCGCGTCCAAAAAGATTCCAGTCAAAGAGATGCGGAATCCGGATCGCTGGCTGGAAGAGAACGGCTGGGTGAAGGTACACCACGACTGGATTCTGTTCTCGGGATCGTTATACGGAAAAACTCTCACCGAAGCCCAGATCGAAAAGCTATATCGCTATGGACAAGTATGTCATCGGGGCGTATTACGTCTCGGAACAGCACAAACACAAATAACCGCGGTACGGTTCCGCGCAACTGAGCCGATAATGCTTAATAAGTTAATGGCATGAAACGATTTTTAGGAAAGCGAATCATGGTGAACGAGCGCTCGACCCCATATTCGGGCGAATTGATTTCTGTCGGGCCTGCAAATATAGTACTGAGATGCAATTCAATGTACGGTATTCAGGACCTAAAGTTCAGGCGAGACGAGATCAGCGTCGTATGCGTAGAACTCGGGTATGACCTCAACAAAAAATGGTATGTATGCAGAGGCGACAAGTCTTTTGCAGTACACCGGGGAGATAAAGGCTACGAAGTAACGATAACAGAAGGGGCATGGGATTCTCCCTACAAGAAAAAGTTTCCCAAATACATTAAAAATATCTTAGACGATGAAATTCGAGAGAAGACTTCACAATGGTAAATGGGCCGCCTACGTCCGGGTGCTGGGTATCTGGTGGTTCATCAGAGATTTCGACAACGCGAAAAAGGCTGGCTATTTCGTCGGCATTGCAATGGGCCAGAACATTCTTCGGCCACGCAAAGAGAAAAAAGTACCACCCCCCCCCGCCGCACCCTCGGTTATGGGCTCGCATGGGTTTGAGGGGGACTCCGGCGACGGACCGTACCGCGTCGGCTCCGAGATTCTCGTCACGGCCATCCAGAACCCCTTCGACGATACGAAGAAGTGGCCTATGGCGGAACTCCCGAACGGGACGATAGCCCGTATCACATGTATGCCCGATGGTTGTGTCTACATCCCCTACGGCTCCAAATGCCGAGCCCGTATCACGGGCATCACCAATATGTCCACCTCGGTGGCTGTACTTCAAATATTCGAATAACATGAAAAAGAATTTCGACTGGCTTGCTCCGGCTCGCTGGGATCACAAGAACATGAATTTCGTTGAGGCCATGCTCGGCGACTACTTCGACGAGGATAAGTGGGCGGAGATGTGGAACGAAATAGAGGAGGCGAAAAAAGCCTTCGAGAAGAAAAACAACCGCATCGCGCTTATGACCGAAGCCTCCGAGATCATTCTGGGCGTTTTGGAGAAGAACATCGGAGTGAAGCCGAACCGCCGAGATCAACTACTCATTATCATCGGAATCGAACTCGGAATGCAACACCAAAAGATCAACGGCATGAAGATCGCGGCGATGCAAGCCGTAACCAGAGAGAAGGATGGAAGTGCTTGCTGATAACAACGTCGTCGCGCGAAAGGATCACGTCTGTAATTTCTGCTCCGGCGAGATCAAAAAGGGGGGAGAAATACAATATCCAAACCATCAAGGACAACGGTGAGATATACACATGGAAGGCACACCTCACATGCCTGATGGTTGTTCGGGATGCCGATTATGACGACGGTCTTACAGAAGACGATTTCCGGCTCATTGTGATGGAGGATTACGCCCAGCAAGGTAAATGCCTCGGTTGCCCCCACAAAGACGACAAATGCGCCGAAATGCAGTCATTCGAGGAGTGCCTTTCCCTATGTTGTAAACCATATTTATAGCACATGAAAAAGTATTGCATCTACACTCGCGTGAGCACCGAAGAGCAGGGGCGATCCGGCCTCGGTTTGGAAGCCCAACTCGATCAGTGCCGCGAATATATTGCCCGCACACACGGGCAGAATATCGGCGAGTTCCGTGACATTCGCAGTGGAAAGGATCGGAACCGACCGGGCCTTCGTCGCGCGATGGAATTGGCCGCGCGTGAAGGTGCAACGTTGATCGTCGCCAAACTGGATCGACTCTCCCGTGATGCGGAGTACGCGCTGTATTTGCGCAACACGGGGGTCGATCTACTGGCGATAGACTATCCCGAGGCGACAACGATCACCTTTTGCCTCGCTATCGGCTTGGCTCAAACAGAGCGCGAACTTATCTCGGGCCGAACAAAGTCGGCACTCGGCGTCCGGAAGAAGCAACTCAAGGAGCAGGGCTTCTTTATTTCCAAGGCCGGGCGCCGGGTAACGAGGCTCGGGAATCCACGACCCCAGCGCGGGCCGATGTCTCCGGATCAACTGGCTCGCCGGATGGAGCGGATCGCCGAGAACCGGGTTGTGGACCCGCGCATGGTCGAAGCAAAGAAGTACGCCCTCGCATTACAGCGCAAGGGCTGGTCGCTGGCCGAGATCGCCGACCACTTCAACGAAGTGGAAATCGAACGGCCTCGCGGCGGAAAGTGGCACAAAATTGCAGTCAAACGAGTATTAGAATACAACGATGCAGAGTAAATTCAAGATCGGCCAGACGGTGTTCTGGACCAAGAACAAGCACTGGTATGTAGTCGAGGCGAACATCAGTCCGGTATTCGTGGCGTTGGAAGGCTACCCGAACCCGGTCCCGGTCGCCCAGATCAAGACCGAAGAGGAACTAAACGAGACCAAGGAGTGGGCGAACGACGGGTACGACTTCCGAATCGGAACGGCTATCCTGCTGGCGGGCGTTATCGCTCATTACGGGCTCAAAACGGCCAAAGATAATCTCGGTGATATTGTAGACATCGCTAAAACGATAGGAGAGCTATGAAAAATCGCATCAACTGTTATGTAAGGGTAACACTTTTGGGGTATCTTGAAGCGAGGAATTATCGGCGTGTACCAGATGACCAGCCGAAAGCACTTGCAAAGGTATGTGGACGAGTTTGTATGGCGATATAATCTTCGAAAGCATCCAAGTATCGGATTTTATTCGTTTCTTTGTAACATAGAACACCGAACCAGATACCGCGAACTCGTATATGGCAACTAAGAAGACCCCAAAACAGCCCAAGCCAAAAAAGTTTGAGGCATTGATTAAGAAGGCATTGGAGTATAATCCCAACAAAACGGGGAGTGTTAAGGTTTACTCCAATAACAAGTCGAAATAACATAAGGCGGGAAATCAAGGAGGGGAGAATCCCTCCCCCTCCAAGCACATTAAACGTACTTTCCGGTCCGTATTTCTTTACCCGGAACTCGGACTACGGTTGTAATGTGGTTACCTTTTATGGTAACTTTCACTTTAATATATTTCATATAAAATGAATTTTAAATGACTCTCAACGTTGAGAGTCCGCCGTAACCTCTCTTCGTTGAGCAATTAAAGTGAATGGTACAAAGTTAAACATTTAACTTTGAATTTCCCGCCTTTTTTTCTAACTTTGCATCACATATTTTAGCGAAAGCTATTGTTTTTGGGTAGATAGAACGACCAATTTTAACGAAGCCAAGAACAAAGAAGAAGTTATCAAAAAAAGTAAAATTATGGACATCTACTACAAAGTAAAGCCCGGCTCTCCGACGTGGAAGCGGGTACTTGAGTTCGAAGAGAAGCGAGATCGCGTCTTCGAAATTCAGAAGAAGGTGTTGACCAAACTCGGCATCGCCACCTACAAACGCTTCGGCGGGGTGTTTTACAGCCCGAATATTCTCCCGGTAACGTTTACTTCGGAGGAAGCGAAGATCGGCTGGAAAAAGGTTCGAGGCGAGAGCCACTACAAACTCGACACTAAGAGCCCCGAGTACAAGCGCATCAAGACCGAACTCGAAACGATTCCGACGGTGTACAAACACGAGCTATCCTCGGCTGTGGGTATCGAAACGAAGATATTCACCCCCGGTTTTGCTCACGATCATGGGGATATGGTCGTGTGCGTTGACTTCGGCTGGATCGGCGACCTGACCGACCTCGAAGAGATTTTTGCGTCTGAGTTCAAAAGAGTCAGCGACAATGTGCAGTAAGAAATTTGGCATACGGCCGGAGGAGGTAGTGCCCGGCGCGGACGTTTACTACTACCACTACATCTCCGACGTTGATCATAGCGAACCAGTCAAGACCAAGTTCCGCGGTATGCCGTGGCAACTCGGCTCTGGCGACTGGGTTGTTCGCGTGGAAAACGTCGTCGGTGGAGTTTCTCTCGATCACTTATCATTCAATAGCTATGTATAATCTCGAATACGACCGGGTGAACGACTTGTTCGCCGAATGCGCCTACCCTATCGGCGAGAAGCCGAAGGGTCCGGACATCATCGTGGATTCCATCAGTGGGGTCCAGTTCATCTACCGCAAGAAGTTCCAGAAACACCTTCCTGAGATCGGGAAGATGATCGACGATCTCCCCGACGAGTTCTTCGATCTCTCCGGGCCGTTCTCGCTCCTCGCAACGCGCCGCGATGGTACGATGTGGACCGGAGAGCCGATGGTCATGGAGAAGTTCCTGATCTTGGCTATGGCCGCGGGGCTTGCGAAGTTCACGCTTCCGCGCTCGGCATGGAAGTTACTGCCTAATCAACTCCCCTACATTCACTTCGACCACTATGAGGCTGGAGGAAAATGAGAAGGTGATCTGCCTTGACCGGGCCGTCCAGATCGAGTGCGACCTTCGGATGTCGGATGTACGCGACAAGCGCCGAACGACCGAGCGGTTTTTCGCGCGATACGCTATCATCCAGATACTCCAAGAGATCGTGCCGGGCGTTCGGGACGAAGAGATCGGGGCGTATATCAACCGAACGAGGTGCGCAGTCATCAACGCGAGGGAGACTCGGAGCGCGATGGTGGAGACTGATCCGGCGTACCGGGAACTGGAAGATCGAATAAGGGTGCGTTTAAACGAATTACTCGGAGGCATGATGATCCAGAAGGTTCGCATGTACGGAGTCCTTCGTCCCGGCGGCCAGATCGACCCGAGTACGCTCAAATACGAAGATTATGTGGGCTCTACGCCCGTTCAAGTTATCATCAAACATGCAATTCGATGAACTTTGGCTCTCTTTGCTTATCATAATGGGAGCCCTGATATACTACTGCATGGGTAAAATAGAGGCCCTTGAAGAAAAACTCTATCAACTTAAAAATCAAAACGAAAATGCAGAAAAGCGAATTGATGGCGAAGATCGCCGAAGAGACGGGCATCACCAAGACCGTCGTGAACAAAGTGTGTGATACGTTCATGGACAAGATCGTCGAGACCCTCAAGAACGGAGAGAAAGTCTCCCTCAAGGGCTTCGGAACGTTCAGCGTGAAGGCATGCCCCGCTCGTATGGGCTACGACATGAGCCGCGGTAAGTCGGTGCCTATTCCGGCCCAGAACCGAGTCTCGTTCAAGTTCTCGCCTGCGGTGAAGGACGCCGTGAAGTAGAACAAGTGGAGGGGCCTTCGGGTCCCTCCTTTATTTAAAACCAAATAGCAATGAAAAGCAGTGATTATTTACGGGCGTTCAAGAATCGAGACCTCAACAGAGAGATCAACTACGCCCAAGCGAAGTGGAAGGAGCACGACCACCACACCTTCGGCGACTTTGCAAAGTGGTTCGAAAATCAGTCGCCGCCGGGGTGTAAACTCACGATTGAGTGTATGTGCGATCCGGAACTGGTTAAGCGTCTCGAAAACATTCCGCTGATATTGATTGATCCCATCTGGCTGGCCGCTACGGGAAAGGCCGGGGTTAATATTGTCACGATGTTTGAGTACCACAGATTCCTCTTCTACAAAGATTTGTACGCCGAAATTGGAGTGTTCGGACCTCCGTCTATCCCGTCATACGAAAGGGCGAAATTCTTGGTCGAAGCGTATGAGAGGTCGTACCTGAACGGAAGCCCTATATCGTTGGCCGCAATGTGCGATTGGCTGGATCGAAGAGCCGAGCCGGAAGCAAGGGAGTTATGCGTATTAATCAGGATGGATCGGGTTTGGTACAACGACTACAAGGATGTAGATGTGGATATGATCTCGTCTCGTCGGATAGCTACTTTGAATGGTGTCGACCCGAGTCGCACCGCCAGATTTGAACACTTTAAAGATGCCTTTTTGGAACATCGAAGCTAATCACGGGTAGCTCGGGTGTAAAAAAGCTACCGGGGTTAGACGTGGAGCTCAACGAAAGCACTGGTGTCATCACCTACACATCTACCGAATTAGTGCCGTTATCGGCAGGTACCACATTATTGCTTTGTTTCGAATTGGCCGATTCCGATGCTCGGTTTAGTCCGTGCGGAAATGTGGTTGTGTATTATGATTTGCCTCCGGCGAACAATTTATGGGGCAAAACTTGCTAAATACGGTATAAAGTTGTATCTTCGCAAGCGAGAAAACAGAAATAGGAACAAGATGAGGAATCTCGTTCATGCGCGCCAACGCTTTATTATTTCTATCTCTGAAGGATGCCTTACCCCTTATTAAGGTATCCTTTTTTTTTATTTACTTAGGTATTGATATACAAATTTACAGAAAAAAGCGGAAGAATCTTCCGCTTTTAGTTTTAATTTGAACTGAGAGGCAGGTATGCCACGAGCCAAAGCGGACTCTTGTAAGTAAACGAAATTAGCATAGTCGCCGATTGCGTTGTGTAGCCATCCATGAATGCGTACATTCCACTGCTTGAATCTATTGCTAAATACCGCTCTCTCATAAAATATACGAGTTGTGAGGCAGTTAGTATAGAGTTCGTCAAACCAACCGCCACCGATGACAGCCTTCCTTGCTTGAACTCGTACATTATTATGGTAGTATCGCTAATTTTATAGGTGATTTGATATATGATGCTTAGTGATGACCTCGCGATTCGCGACTCCATCATAACGCAACATAACTGCCTAACCCTCTCCCGAAACGGAGATTCATTTCGGCTATAATATCGTTATCGGAATACCGATAACGAATGATAGTAAAAAGGGACCCGTTGGAGTCCCTTTCGCTATCGCATCATGTGGTTGTAGAGCCAGTATTGTCCATCCCATAGAAACAGTGCGGCGTCTCCCAAACCTTCTCCAACGCTTGTTTCTAATGAAGCAGAACCTCTTAATATCCGTGCCCCATTTCCATTCACCTTAACATTGGCCGAATTATTGCGGCGCACGATAACAAAATTGCCCTCGGCTCCTCCCGGCACGACCGCTGGTAATGTTATCGTTATTTCCGATGTATTATAACACGACACATACATCACGCTATGATCTATGGTCGTAGAGGCGCTAATCCTTAGTGTTTTGTAGGCCAAACCTGAAACGTACCCATTCTCGATGCGTATTGCTTCGTTTTGTTGACCTCCTCTTACATCTATAAGAAGCCCGATGTTATATCCAAACATATTGTCATCCCTCCAACTCTCAAATCGAGCCATGCAGGTTGCACCCGTCGTTGCGGAGAACACGTTGGTTCCCATGAAAACGTTTACATCTACGATAGGGTTGGATGATTTTTCCGAGAACTTGATAAACGAATCATACAACGACATCCCGTTGGTGGGATTAGGGTCATTTGGATCGGATATACTTCCTATACGCCCACTCCCTATTTGGAATCCGCCTATCGAGCCGCTTTCGGCTACTATTTCTCCTTTAATTTCAGCCTCACTGGATATTAACTTGCCTCCCTCCAGAATCTTCGTCGGCGCATCGTACCGCTCCGAGAACGGCTTTCCAGCCCAGAACCGAATCTGACCCTCGCTGGCCGCCACACCAGAGGGCACGGCGGCATCATCCGCCGTCATGCCGACCAGTACGCTCTCAACCTTGGTCTCCGATCCCACACCGATGTACCCCTGAGCGATGAAGCTGCCTTGGAAATATGCCTCCTCTGCCGCGGCCCGGATCACGTCTCCAACGAAGGATAGCTCGTTCTTGCCGTCGGCGAGAGACTCGTACTTGAGGTACTTGGTGCGGTCCCGGTTGCCGACGTAGAGGTTGCCGAAGACCTCGGCCCACGTCTTGCCTTCGATCCGGCCGAGGTTGATGTTGTCCTTGGCGACCAAACTGAAAGTGGTAATGTCATCGAGCCACGTCATCAGAGCGCCACCTTCCTGCGTCACGTCGATAATGATGGCCGACTGGCGAGAAGTATCGGAAGTGTTGCCGAGTTGAACTACCTTGTCGCCGACTACTGGCTCGCTACTCCCTTCGGCCGCCTCGGTTTTTGATAGGTCAATAAATCCGGACCCGACGTTGATAATACGCCTCCAGTAGAAGCGATTCAACTCAGTGCTTTCGGGTTCTACTATCTGGGAGTAGGCGAGGTCATTGTTTACGAATGCGGGCCCCGTTGCGTTGTTTGGGTCGCTCACCCAGCACCTCCAGTACCCATCACCATCGTCGATCTTGACGATTTCGCCGCCCGCCGCCGAGAACACCTGCTTGCCTTGGAAGAATGTTACCTGATTGATGGCGACTTCGTTGAAGTCGGCCCGGCGACGAACAATGAGCCTATCCACCTCGAATACGCTGTTGCCGTCGTTATCCTTGTAGGCACCCCATCCCGAGCCGCCGAAGCCGCCCGGTTTAAAGTTATCGCTCGACATCGTGTTCGCAAACGTGACATCCTCCGTAAAGTGGGTTGGAGAATACGAGCGGGCCACAATGCCATCCTTGCGCAGAAACAGCGTCTCGAACGTTTTGGCGGCTTCGGCGACGAGTTGGGAGGATGACATGATATTAGAGCTAAGACGCCGAATTTCGCCTTGTATGGCCGACGTAGAGGTCTTGCTCGCCACCATCTCCTCCGATACCGTGATCGTCCACTCGGGGAGGAGTTTGCCCTCCTTGTAGGCGATGGTCAGGTTGTTGATATACAGCACCAGATCGGTCTCGCCGATAAGTTGGTTGTTGTGCAACCGTATCTTCGTTCCCGGCCGGAGCTTCTCTCGCTCTTCGAAACTCTCGCAAAAGATCGCGCTCGGCTTGGCGGAGAAGGTAGGGTTCTCGTCATCGACGCGATCCAGTTCCACTTCGAGATAGTCTTGCAACTTATCCTCGGCCCACAACACATACTGATGGGGCATTTCGATGTTGATAAGGAAGAAGTGGTCGCCGGGCTTCGCGTTCTGCTTCGTGTTGGGAAGCATGATCCCGGCGGCACGAAGTTCGGCATCCGACTTGATAAGCGATAGCCGATACTTGGATTTCACTGTGATCGTGTTCCCTTCCTCGTCCACCGTTTCGATCTGCTTGGAGTCGTCCTCCCAGATACACCAGTAGTCGCCAGTTTCAGGGTCTTTGGCCTCTGGGTTGCCGAGCGTCGGGTCTTTGGCGATAACAAATTCGTAGTCCTCTCCGGCCAGCAACCCGTCGGAGAACATGACCGTAGCCTCGCGCTGGCCGATCTTCGGCCACCACACGTCTACAATGGAGCCAGTCTCACCCCAAATATCCTTGATCCAGATGTCGAATGTCTGCTTATACTCGCCTATGCCTACTTCGTTGAGGACTTTGATATTCGTCGCGTTGAGCGTCATCTTGAAGCCATTTGCAGACCATCTTTTATACTCAACGGGATCACCTTGTTTGTCTCTTACACGATACGGGATCAATCCACCAGGGGTAGCAAAGGTTCGTAGATATGTGTACTGCTGTTGGTTTTCTTTTGGAGCCGACGCGGTTATGCGTAGTTTGTAGTTTCCTGCCGCCGGAACAGTCAAATCAATGGATATAGCACTGTACTCCCAGTCGTCAGGGGTTAGCGTTTTAGTAGCAACTACCTCCCCAGTAGTATAATCAACAGCCTGAATGAGAATCTCGTAGTTCCAGCGATGGATGCTTGAGGTCTCGTCTACAAGCGGCGACATGATCCACTGCTGATCCCAAAGGCCAATCCATTTACCCTCAATGTTAGGCGGGTTTCCGATAATGGGACCGGAGTTGTATTCGAGATACTGGATGTACGCGGTCAGCCGGAGCAGGAAGTCGCAAGATATGCGCTGATTTGGACGAAGCGTGGTCAGCATATCGGACTCCATGACATACGGTTCCAATTCGTACAAATGACCATAGGCTCCAGACATATTCTGCTGGTCATTAACGTCTATTTGAGCGTTTATGGTGGAGGCTTCAACCGGGAAATTGGCATCCTCTTCCGGGACGTTATCATTCGTCACCTCCTCGACCGCGATCACCTCGTCAGCCCGGCCGAGTTCCCCGAGCCATACGTTCTGGATCGAAGGGTAAATCTCCTCGTTATCTTCGAGCACACCGACCCGGACGCCCCACTTCTCCTGCATCGGAGAGTCGGCATAGTCGGACGGGTACATCTGTCGCCCGGCCTTCATGTCGGAGTAGCCGAGCATGTAGTACGGGTTGTTGCCTTCGGCCGGGTCCTTTCCGGCTGTCGCATCATTCCAACCCCGAACGTAGTCGCGGTACGACTTAGGCATGAGGTTGGAGTAGTAGGAGAGCTCAGTGATCGAGTTTGCGTCGGGGTCTCCGACGAAGGCCCCGGCCGCACCCTTGAAGTAGCGGTAGGGGAGGTTGCGAGTCGATCCGCGGCCGATCAGCCGGGTGTATATGTCCGTCTGGTCGTTCACGCGCTGGATCGAAACCAGTCCGGTTCCGTCGGCGTTCGCTTCGTCCATCGGCACGTCGCCGTAATCGAAGATGTGCTCGATCTCGGGCGCCGGGAAGCCGATCTTAATGCTGATTTGACCGTTATCCTCTTCGATACTCCAACGGACGCTGTATAACTCATACAACTGCGTAAGGACATCCCAGATCGTCGTCTTGTCAACGCTCACGGTAGCCCGGAACGGATTTATCTCCATATCGGGGTTCAGAACCACCTTCCAACGCGCTCCGTAGTAGTAGGCGAGGTTATCCCTCAGCCGACCAACAAACTCCGTCAAATCGGCTAAAAATGCGAATTTCATACCGATGGTCTGGAGTGTGCCGTCGGTGAGCTTGATTATGTTCGAGAACGGGTAGAACTTGAGGTCCTCCCGCTCCGAAACGAAGGTGAGCGTGTATTTGTATCGGAGTGACTTGAGGTCCTTGATCCCCGGCGGCGCATAGCTCTTGAGATGGTATGTCTCGCCGTTGTACATCACGGTCCAGTTCAAGTTGAACCCCGGCTCCTCCTCGGGACCGAAGTAGACATCCATCGTGATGACCGACTCCCCCATGTCAACTTCGTTGACAGTGAAGTTGGTTATCTCGATCTCATTCGCCAAAATATTAAAGGTGATGGCCTTGTTGTTGTAGAGCATCACCTTGTTATCGTAGACGAGCAGGGCGGGAACAAGCGACTTGATTATCATGTTATATGGTAGTTAAAATCACACTTGTTAGGTTCGGCCACATAGAGCGTCAACTCGAAGATAAAAGCACCTTCCATGACTTGCACGATAGTCTCAGAGCCCGGCATCTTGGTCGGGTAGCCTACGATCTTCACGCCCTTGTAGAGGTTGTATATTGTGACCGGGAGAGCCTTCTTTACGTCGCCGTTCGTGGTGGGTTCGAAGAATGAGTCCCATAGCGAGCGGATAGCCGCGTTCATCGTTTCGAGCTCGCCGAAGTAGAGCAGTTTCACGGTGTATTCGAAAGCCTTGTCCACCGTGTAGGGATAAATCTTCACACCGTCTCGCTCCGGATAGTCCTCCTCTTCGTAGGAGCGTTTCTCGGGCGCAAGAATATCAGGGGATTCCATCAGGTGAAATCCCATCGTCTGCATATCTCGAACCTCTCCGTCAGCTACTTGGTAGCGGAGGCGGCAATCCCTTGTGGCTTCCATTTCTTGCGCTTGATTCGTATGTTGCCTTTGAATACCGGGACGCGGTGTCCCCACTGGTAAACGGTTACGGGCTTTACGGACTTGTTGTTGATCCTCACCGGGGAGTCGTCGAAGATGTCGAGGATCAGGATTGCGTTCGGCTCAACCTCGAATTTAAGGTTGCTCCCGTATGCAACGTAGGCATGCACCACGGCCCACTCCTTAACCCGAACCGTCCCTTCGCAAAGCCAAAAAACATCGACTCCTTGAACGGCTTCGGTATCTACCGTCTGCTGGACGAAGATACCAGCCGCATTCAAGTCTTTCTTATCCCAGCACGCGCGAATCAGCTCAACCGAAGGAAACCCGGAAAAAGTGCACTCCTGAATCATAGTTTTGAAGTGATCGAAGAGCGCAGGGGTATCTTCCGTGAGCATCTGATTGAAATGATCCTCACATATCCCGGCCGCATGAGCCTCCCGCGTCAGTGCTTTGATGATGTCCATAACCGCTCCAAATATACGCAAAAAAAAAGCGTAAACCAAATCACGGGTAGCTCAAGTGGAATAAAACAACTATTCGTAGGCGACATAGCCTTGGCTAACGCCGCGCCGGAAACATTCAACTTGGGTGGTGAAGTGCACGACGGCGACTTGCTGATGATTGTATACGATTTTATATCCAGCGATCACACTATGGTAGGCCCCAAAGGAGGTCGCAGTATCATTTGGACCGCCACATCTGGCACATACGATGTTACAGTGGAGGCATTCGATTACTCGTCGGCCACCGGAGGTGTATCCCGCATATCCGGCTTCAACTTAATGCTGTCGGCGTCGGGAACGATACTTTCGATGGAGGCTACCGGAGATGTGGATACTATCATAGAAGCATTCCATGTCGTAGGCATATATAGGCTATCCAAGGCGCTGTAAATGAAAGCCCCTAATTAGAGGGGCTTTACTATTATTATGCTTTGAAATATATCCCTTTTATTTGGATAATATCCGAAATGTCTGATAAGTTGTTCGATTGCACAACAACATTCATGCCTTGAACGCCGTTGGCTCCGGTGATAACCGACGAACAGGCAAGTTTGATACCGCCCGGAGTGCTGTTAATGCCCAGATACATCGAGCAAATCTCAAACAATATTCCTTGTCCGGTTCCATTAATAGCCGCGACTGTGAGAGGTATCGGGAACTTAATAGTAGCCGTTGAAGCAGGGCTGGACTGGATAGTTGCTTCGATAAGTATTTTCGAGGTGGTGGGTATCTCCTGATTGAAATTAATAGTCCCCATCGTTCCGGTTGGTCCTACGGCGATACTCCACGAACTTACAATCCGTTTCCAGCCGGGGAAGATTTCATTTGAGCTACCCGTCGTTAGCTCCTGCCAATCGGTTCCACTTCCGTCGTTCTGTACGCGGCCCATGAAAAACTTCATCTTTCCGCCGCCCGCCGGATCGTTCTGCATCATCATAGCCATGCTCTCCGAGCCGTTGACTTTGGCGAGGAATCCGAAACCTTCCTGCTCGGCCGGAACCTGAGCGGAGTCCATCGTTGAACGGAAAGCCACGACGTCGCCGACGTTCTCCGGAACAAGGTATTCCAGACCTTCGGTGATGTCATTGCCGTGGAGGACGTTACCGCCGCCACCAAGCTCGGTCCACTTCGTTGCGGCCGAAGTTGCGTAGCCGATCCATGCCTTCGTAGCGCCCATGTTATAGGCCAAAATATTGGCCTGTGATGCGCTCGCCCTCTGGATGTAACCAAGGACGGGATTGACACCCGGGCCGCTGGCTCCGCCGCCGCTCGAAGAGAAGAATCCGACCAATTCGCCGTCGCGCATGCCCTTGAATTTATCCAAGCTGACTATCGTCTTGAAGTCGCTGACTTGGATAGGGGTTCCCTCTATCTTCAACCAGCTCGGCATGAACACGGGCACGGCATCTGGAGTTAGATTGCCCGTTGTGAGATTAATTTTAATCGACATAAAAATCACCTCGGGAGGGTTGTTCCGGTCTGACCACTCGGAACCGAGACTAACTACACTGTTGAATACAACCTCATTATCATATAACTCCGATTTTAAAAACGGAGCACGATTGTCTCCAACGGTATATACAAATACATCGGCCTCTTTTACCGTCGCCAGATCAGCCAAAGGGACGCTGTCGGTACCGGGGTGAATGTAGATATTGAGCGACTGTTTGAGACTAAACGCTTCTCCGCCTTGGATAGCTTCCCGCCACAAGGCTGCTGTGTTAGCATTAGACGTAGCCATGCCCTGAGCCCACTGCCGGATATAAATGGTGAATGTGGCGGTATCCAGCATGAACCCGTAGGCGGTATTTCCATTCCACCCTACGAATCCAAATCGGTTTTCACCGTTGCTGATATTCAGCACAGTACCGTTACCCGACGCCCAGTACAGCGCCTTCAACGCATCGAAGATGGTGTTGGTGCTGGTAATGGTTGGCTTTTTAATCGTGCGGTTTGTCCATCCAGTCAAGAGAGTATCCAGAGCGTTGAACGGGTTCTTGGCTCCTCCAGTCTTAACCGCGGCGATCCAGTTCGCATCCGTCACGGAATCCGGGTTGGACTGCGTCCACTGCGAACGGGTGTAGATGGCCGCTTCGTTCACGTTGATGACGAATCCGCTGGCCGATGTCCCGTTCCAGCAGACCATTCCGGTCTGGTCGGCACCATCGCTGACGATCTTGACCTTGCCGGAGCCCACCATCGCGTACAACGACTGAATGGCCGCCAACAACGTAGAGTTAGCGGTGATCGCAGGTTTTCCTGCGGTAAGTGCGGTGAATCCCTTGAGGATTACATCCTTGGGATCAAGGTTGGAAACCGCGTCTTTCGCGGCCTGCGTTGCCTCGGCAATAAAGAGGCTGGCGGCGACACGATACGGCTCACCCGTATCTCCGGTGTCGCAAAGGACGTGCATCCCTTCGAGAGTCTCGGAGATGGGAACGTTCAAAATGTTTTCTTCTCTTGCGGCCATATTGTTTAAACGTTTGTTTGCTCTGCGGGCATGAGCGGTTTGTACTCTGGGAGGATGTCTTGGATCAGCATAGCTTTGCGCTCCATTTCTCCCTTGATATTGGCGAGAATAGCAGGATCAGTCACGGGCTCAAAAAACTCCGTAAAAAGAGTCCCTATCCAGTCTCCGTCGGCATCAGTTAGGCGACGGAAGAAGAGACTTTTAACTCCCCGACGGTGCGCTTCGGCATATAACTTTTTATCCTTGATATTCTCGATGTCTGTGTATATCATCCAGCCCTCAGCACCGAGCCGGGAAACAAAGTTGCTCCAATCGGCCATGCGCTTGAACTGAAACTCATGCTTGCATGATTGTATGCCGCTGTCCGGCTCTACAATCTCGAACGAACATGAGAAGTATTGCTTATGACTCAACGGGTGCGGCTGTAAAATTCCGACCCGCTGTGCGCTCATTCGAAACATGCTCTTCCATAGATAACCGTAGATGCTGGAATACACGGTGCTCAACCGAGACTTCATATATCCCTGCCTCTCGTCGGTTTCACGCCGAAGGCGTTCCAGTTCGATGTCATAGCGCTTCTCGGCGCGTTTCACTTTGGAGTTCACGATAGGAAGGATGATCCCCGAGAACCCGGCCAATGCCGTAAGGAAGACGGCGATCCCTTCCCAGTTAATCTCCATTGAATACTATTTTTGCCCCGTCATAAACGGGGAGTTTTCCGTTGTAAACGAGAACAATGCCGTTGTAGCGATCCTGCTTTACCGTGAGCGATTCGTAGAAGCCATCCTCGTTATAGAAGCGTATCTCTCCGGATCGGTCCTGCTTAGTGAGGTTTTCAGACACGGAAATTCCAACGGACTGAGTACCGCCACCCCCACTGCTGGGGGTGACAGTAACCCAATCCGGCTTGGAATTTACACTCCACGCTACACGACTTGTAAGCTGGATCGTTGCCATACCTACGCGGCTTTGACGGTTCCGTCGGCGTTGAATGCGAGCGAAGTGGGGCTCAGCGTCAGCGACGAGTCAGCGGCATCCTGCGTAATGGTAATGGTCTTCGACGCGCCACCCCTGGTAGTGACCGTTACCGTTGCGTTTCGCGCGTCGGCACGAGCGTTGACATCGACAGTGATGTCGATTTCGTCGTTGCCATCACCCGACATTTTGTCGGAGTGAACCCACGTTGCCTCAGTGGGGATCGAGACGGTCCACGAGTCGTTGGTGGTTACTGTTACTCTTGCCATTGTTCAGACTGTTTTTGATTTGACCTTCTGCGGTAAAATACAGGGCACTCGGACTTAGAGTTATCTCCTCCGGCTCAGGAGGAGTAGGCTCGACCTTCTTGACGGGCCAACCCCACATTCGCTGGAAGTAGAATGATCTATGTATTTGTGCCATAACAACTTACACTATCGCTACAAATTTAATAAAAATACCCCCACCTACCAAACTTTGATAAACTTTTTTGCGAGAGCGAGCAAAACCAGCAATAAACAAGCACCCATCGCCCATCCCCCGACATCCATTCGGAATTTTTGCCACCGAGTAAGCGGAGTCAGTACGGCATAGGGTTCTCGCTTCGTTATTGTAACGATCCGAGCCTCTTTCTCGCTGGTGTCTATTACCGGGATGTCAGCCTTGGGAAGCGAATCCTGCCGATTCTGGAGTTTATGCCAGAGCATGCCGTTCCGGATTCCGGCCCAGCTATCGGCTACGGATGTTCGAAGATGCGACGCAGTGTCGGGCGTGATGATCTCTCGTACTTCGCCGGGAACTGGGACTTCGACCCGAACATACCGGATCGTCTCCTTATACTCGGTGTGAGTACTGTCGGCCCGGTCTTCGCTGGGCTCGGGAAGAGACGCCGAAGGCATGCGGCAACACGACGCGAGTAGGAAGAGTAGCAGGACCCCGAAATACTTCGCCTTCCATGCTATCAGATCGGCCAGCGTCGTAGCAATCAAGCCCGGCTCGTCATGTCGGCCGCCGCCAGTATAGTTAGGGACCCCTCCGCGGCGATTTGCGTCGCGTTCGGTATAAAAGTGGTAGTAGGACCCATGATTATGGAACAAGCAGTGTAACCCGCTTGGAATGGCGAATACGAGCAACCATAACCAGCCCCACGCCCGAGATTGCAACACATGGCCGAACTCGTGGTCGTAGGTAGGCTCGTTGGTGATGTATTTCGGGCTCAGGAAAACGAACGAACCCATTGTGAATGCGCCTTTGACTTTGGGCGATGCGAAGAACACAGCTCCGTTCTGTCGAAGGATCGCGCGGTGGTTCGTAAACAGGAGGCACCAGAGCGCCCCGATGATCTCTTGCGGCAACTGCCAGATCGTTAAAATGATTCGCATGAACATGGCTATACGATTTTAATGGTGATGGGTTCCTTCCGGTCCTGAGCCTCTTTAAGAATCCGTACCAGTTCCTTCTCGTAGGGCGTGGAGTTGACGACCTTACCCTTAACTTTGTTCTCGCCGACCAATATACACCCGGCCGAGTCTTCGGCCGTGTTTCCTCGGTGGATTAGGATGCCCTCGAAGTGCTTCACGTTCTGCAAACGAGGGAGCTCCCGCTTGAACTTCGGAGAGTAGTCTACCACGACGTTGTAGGTGCCATATGGAATCGCGGTCTCCGCGTACACCTTCTTCTCGTCGCCGTCGAAGACTCCGTTCTTGTTCAGGTCGCGCACCTTATCCTCCAAGGTGTCGCAGAATTTCTTGCCGTCGATTGAGAGAGAGCCAATCGTATAGCTCTCTCCCAAAAAACGCCTTTTAAGTTCTAACTTCATAATTATCAGCTATTTACGTTAATTGCCTTGGCTCCCACCTTCGATCCGAGCGGTGCGACTACCGATCCGATGTCGTCGGCCATCTGTTCCGTCGCCGTAGCGATGCGGCCCGTGTCGCTCTTGATTCCACGAAGGAGCTCCATTGATTCTGTCTGGGAAGCCATCAGCGTCGGGATCAGTCCGGCCGTCTCTTCGGTTCCCATGATAAGTTCGTTCCATCCGGTCAGGATTGCGTTGATCGACACAACCTGATCGTATTGGGCCACCTGATAGTAGATCATCGAGTTCGCGGCCGCGGCCAGTACCAGTGCCGTGTCCTCGGTCAACGAGCCGACTGCCTTCGAAATACCAGTCAGATTGGATTCTCCGCCGCTCGGTAGATACTGCTCGAAATCGCCCCAAAATTCACCAAGATAAGCCTTTAGCGCTTCTCGTAAGTCTTCGAACGGGAACTGCTCCAGCGTCGGCAACTCGTCTTCGGATAAACCGTTTAAACGACGAGTTTCTTCCATGAAGCTGTCTAATATTCTCTCGACGCCCGGCATGATAAACTTCGCCGTAGCCAGTTCGAGGATCATCTTGTCCACCATCTCGTCCACAGTCTCGTTCCACGCTTCCTTGGCGGAGAGGCTACCGTCTTTCACTCCGTCGTAGATCGCCTGAGCAAGATCGGAGGAGAAGGTCTTGAAGTCGGTCCCGTAGAACGATTCCACTAACTCGCGGCGGTTCTCGGCGATTTGCTGGTTAAGCTCCTCGATCTGTCGCCGCATATCATCTACTCGACCCTGATCGAAGTCTTTGTCTTTCTTTTTGTACTCAAGGTCGATCTGGCGGTTGAGCTCTTTCTGCTGATTGAGAAGGTTCTGCGTCTGCTGTTTTGCCGTCTTATTGATGTCGGCCGTAGAGTACGCGCGATCCATCGCCTTCTCCAAATCCTTGTAGGCGTTCTCCAGCTTTCGCACGGCACGTTCCGATGCTTCCTGCTCCTCCTTGATTCGACGCTGACGCGCACCGAATATAGCGAGCACCGCTCCAAGGGCTACCGATGCGGCAAGAAGCGGGAGCATGGTGGTCATCAGTCCTTTGGCTATCGCGTCAGCGATGCTCATTACGGTATTCACCAGCGCGATTCCCGCCTGAACAGCCTGAAACCCCTTCTGGATGTCCTGAATCATCGCGGACGCCTCTTCTCCGAACGCACTGCCGAAAATGTCGCTGAACGTGTTCATGGCATCTCCGATCTTGCCTATGTCGCTACTCAGGTTGCCGAGGTAAGCGTCCATTTTGTTCAGCGCGGCCTTCGTCTTCGTAAACCCGGTCTGGACCTTATACTCGGCCGCGGCCAAGTCCTCAACCGCCTGCTGGGTGTTTTTGACAGCATCACGATTTTGGCGCTCAAGGTCGTTGATTCGCTGGAGTATCGTAGCCCTCTCCTCGTCGGTTCCGGCCTGAGACATCTGGAGCCGGAGAATAGCAATCTCAGAAGCGTTTCGCTTCTCGATCTCCGCCTGCGCCGCCCGCGCCGCCGCGAGATTCGCTTCGGCCGCCTGAACCTCTCGGGTTCCGGTCAGAATGTCATTTATTCCCTCCTTGATTGCCGCGAAGGGACTGCGCTCCCACGACTGCTCCTCAAGGTTCTGAATGATCCTCACGACCTCTCGGAGTTGTGTCGGGTCCAAATCGTTTTTGGACGCCTCATAGAAGTTCTTCATCATGGAGGTGAGGTTCCCCAGCGTCTTGGTGCCAACGCGATCCAAGTCGCCGAATGCCTGAGCAAACATTTCGAGGTTCTTAATCTCGTCGAGATTCACTCCCGCGATCTGCCTGCGTTCGGATTTATTCACGGCCTCAACTCCCTGAGTCTTCTGGTCGGGAGTGAGTATCGTACTGGACTCGATCCGTGCCCGCTCTTCGGCCGCTTTCGCGGCGATGATGTTGCGGCGCTTCTCGTAGTCTCCGAACTTCTGGACGCTTTCGGCCATCTTCTTGACCGTTTCCTGCTCGTAACCGAAATAGGCGTTCATGGCCGACTTCGCCGAAGTCTGTACGGTCTCCGGAAGCTCTTTGATTGCGGCCTGCACCTTCTTGATGTCGAGGACCGTCTTGTTGCCCGCCTCGTCCGTAGCGAAAAGGGTGTCCCAGTCGATTAGGCCACCGCTTTTGGTCTGGTATGCTGTCAGCGTCTTCTTGAGTTGCTCACGCAGTTTGCTGAACACGTCCAACGTATCGAGGCCCGTGGTCGAAGTGGTGATCTGGGCCGCGAAGTTCATGTCCCCGGTAGCCGCCAAGATGGACTCATACATCTTCTTCGCCTCGTTCTGGAGCGTGATGTCGTTCGCCAGACGCTTGAGGTCCTTCTCGATCCCCTCCTTGAGCGCGTCGTAGGAGGTGTCGGATATTTTCATATTGAAGCTGAGGGCCAGCTTCGGTTTATCGAGCGACTTCTGGGCAATCTCGGCCGCCTTCTTCAACTGCGAGATCATCTCCTCCGGCGTCGTGGCGATGGAAGGTGAAATGAACTTGAATTTCTTTGCAAGATCACCATACAAGCGCTCAACATCGGCCCGAGCAAGAGAGTCACCTCGAACCTTTTTAAGGTCTTGGTAGCGTTTATACGCTTCCTCTAAAACGCGAACCTCACCTTCCAACTGCTGGGTTGCTGTCTTGTTGTCGGCCGCCCCCGTCTTCTTTGTCAGAGTTCTGAACTGCGATAAAATCAACTGCAATGCTTTGGATAACTTGTTCGCCTTGGAGACGTCGTCTTCGCTTGGGGCAAGCGAGGCGTCCTTGTATTCACCTTCCGTGAATTTGCGGTACTGTACGTTCAAGTCGTCGGCATACTTAATTGCCGCCTGAACCTGCTTCTCAAGATCATCTACCCACTGATCTGTCGTCTGGTCGAATTTCTTGATGTAACCGCTCATATCATCGACAGACAACCCAACCTCTTTTGCCACCCTCTTGAATAAATCGCGCAGAGATACATCGAAGTCGCTACCGAACATGGAGCTCACATCCTTAGATATTTTATCGAATATGCCTTGGAAGTTTTCTGGGTAACTCCTCAATAAATCACGGTTGTTGGCGAGCTCAAGATAGGTATGCCCAGTAACCTTCTCCAGAAACTTGTTGTAAGACACCATCGCTTTATTCGCCTGCGATTCATCCCACGCAAAATTGCTTATTTCTAAAGGTTTGTGTTCTTTGCGTATCTCGTCTATCTCATTCAGAGTTTTCTCAAATTCATCTCGATACACACCGAAGGAGTTGAAGGCGCTCTTCATTGCATCATCGAACTCAATCTCTGCGTTGAATGCCTTTCGAATGGTATTAGCGAACTTGCGGAAGCGGTTGTCATTAGTATCGTATACCTGACCAAGCGTAACGGTTTTTCCCGTTACATCCTCTACCGCTTTTTGAAGGGCCCTATACATGTCTACGCCCTTTTCGATGTACGCCCTGCTCTTATCGAGTATGGCGAGCGTAGTAGCGTCATTTACCTCTCCGGCCGCAGTCCATTTGAGTTGGCTCTGCAACCAACGTGCCGCCTTGGTACGCGCCGAGGAAATATCCTCCTCCATTTCCTCGGCTATACGAGCCCTGCCTTCGGAAGCGGCCTTAGCTTTGATGTACTCATAGATAGATGCTGTCACACCATCGTAATTGCCCTTCATTTGGCTCAGGTACTCATTTGTAAGAACATAGGAGGGCAAGATGTCCCCATACGTTCCCTTGAGCTCTTTAAGTGCCTCTTGATGCTCTTGAGTTCTCTCGTTGGTGCTGGTGATTGTGTTAGCCAGCTTCACGAACCTTTCATCGAGATCACGGGCCTCTTTCAAGCCTCCGCTCACCACTTCACCCATTACTTCCTTGAGTTTTCCGGCTTCCTCTCGCGCTCTTTTGAATGCCGCGGCTATCTGGATTATTACCTGAATCCCGATAAACCACGCATTAGATTTAAGGAAAGTAGTGAGGCTTTTCAGAACACCCCTTAACCGAGTGGTAATCGTTATCCATTTGAGTTTCGCGGAGCTTATCTGCTTGACAGAATCTACTTGATCGAGAATCGCCTTCGTGTCTTGCCTATAAGCATTGGCCGCCGAAGATGACATCCTCCCTTTTGCAACAGCATTTTGGAGCTCAGCTTCGGTTAGGCGCTTCACAGTCAATATATTCGCGGCCTCAACCTTGTCGAGTTTTCCCATTGCGGTGTACAGTAACACCATCTCCTTGGATAACTCTCCTTTCGCATAGGCATTACGAATATCAGCATCCATTAAAGCACCGGAAGTAGCGATTCGCGCCTTCTCTGCCGCCGTAAGTGTTCGGTATGCCGCGGCTTGGCGAAGCATCTCGGCTTCCTTCTCCTTCATGGATATGATGGATTTGGTCATGGCCGTATTCTCGCTCGTAAGCGAGTTTGTCAACAGCATGTTATACCCCTTCCACAATGCCCATACCCCAATTATGTCCGTTCCGGTGCTCAGAACCGTTTCGAGATTTTTGGATAGCTCGATCATCAGGTTTCCGGCGCCTTTCAGCGTGCTCATTTGGGTCGTTCCAACCCGATAGAACGCCTGCTGAATATTGTCGGTGAGTTTCTGATATATACCATACAAGGTGTTGGCCTGCTTCATCTGCATGTCGTAGAAGATGCCACCCTTATTGGTCATATCCTCGAACACTTCGGCCACCATTTCGAAGGGAACCTGACGTTTCGAAATAAGATCGAACACCTCCGAAGTGCTTACGACACGATCCTTGAGCACTGTGAATTTGTCTGCGAGAAGCTGGATCAGCGGAATACCAGCCTCAGTAAACTGACGCACCTCCTGACCGCGGAGAACCGAAGCGGCACGCACCTGACCGTAGGCGAGAATAAGACGAGACATGTCAACGCCGAGACCCGCCGCAACATCGGCCAGTCGCTTGGTGGTGTCATACAGCTTATCTGTCTCGATTCGGTATGCCGACAACTGTTTCGTGTAGGAAATAAGCTCCTGCGCCGTATATGGCGATTCGATTGCCAAGCTAAGCGTTTTGCTGAACAACGCATCGGCTTCCCGCTTGTCCTGAATGATCGCCTCCAATGAAATGCGCTGGAGCTCGAAGTCGGCTGTCGTCTTACGAATGTTATCTACCAGTCGCCACGCTCCCAGAATCGAGAGGTACTGATTCAGGAATTGAGGCATGCCGTTCAGGATTCCCTTCTGGGTAGCCAGTGCTGAGTTCTGAGCATTTATAGTGCCCACACTTCGACTACGGGCACTGGCAAGAGACTCCTCGGCCTTCTGGACTCGGAGCTTCACCAACGCCGCCTGATCCTCAAGCGTCTTCTGCTGGAGGATAGCCTTATTTTCCCGATTGACAGCTAAAGCCTCGCTACTGCGAGCCTGAGCGAGATTCTTCGCGGCGATTGTCCGCTGGGTGGTAATCTTCTCTTCGGCCAGCGCCGTGGCCGCTACGTCCTTGGCTGACTTGATATTGAGCGCTTGGATGCGTTCGAGTATCTTCTGGAGCGTCGTGAGTTCACGGGTCAGCGAAGAGATCGCGTCCTTGGTCTCCGGCGTGATAGGCTCGATTTTGAGGTCTTTCAGTCGATTTACGACATTTTCCAAGCTATCGAGACTCTTAGTACTCGGCATCTTGAAAGTGAGGCTTATTTCGGCCTTGAGAGCCTTCTCTATCTCTGCTTTCTTGGCCTGCCACTCCTTGTCGATCTCCTCGATGTTGAAGTTGAAGCCTACTGGGATTATAAGTTTATCGTCAGCCATGTGTTACTTTTTTTTGCGTTTTTCGACGGATATAATCGGCCATCTGCTCTTCGGTTATCTTGCCCTGCTGGAAGAGCTTCTGCATGTATCGCTCTCCGGCCTTCCGGTTCATCTCTATCAGGTCCTTGTCGGTGTACTTGCTCGGCTTTCCGTTGCCGGGCGTCACCTTCCCGCCCTTCGGTTTCTTCCGGAGTCCAGACTTGTCGGCCAGCATGATCGTCTGTTTCACCATGCTATCCACGAACCAGTAGCGATACCAAGTGAATAGGTTCATGTTGCCGTATAGCGTCACTATCAAGTCCGTTCGGGCTCCGATGCGTGTTTTTGAGCTATACTCTTCGTACTTGCTTTTGTCATCTCTACTGTCAGCATGTTGTTGGCTTGCAGGGATGCCATATTGCGAAAAAAAAAGCCGACCTCCTCGCTGTTCAGGGCATTCTCCAGAATCCCGGCATACTCCGCCTGATTACCGAAGAAATGCAGGTAGCGCCAGTAAATCCAATGGAACAGCCATACCTTCACTGGATGGGCGAGGATCAGAAGGCTGAGACACTGAGGAACCATCTTGCGGTTCATTGCGATAGCCTTCAAAGTCTCTCCGGGCGTGTCCTCGCGTGTAACGGCGGTGTACTCGCACTTTGAGACAAGTTTTGACAATTTTTCAGCCACATAGTTCGTCAATCTACGGGTTTTGTATTTCTTGCCGTTAACGTAGAACTCGAAGGGCGCGTTGTCGTCGAGTTGTCCCTGCAACATTGCGGCCCGAGCCTCTGCCCGTTCGTTGGCATTTTGGAATATTTTCATTCTGATTAGCTTCCTTTAAAAAAGGGGCGAGCGTCGAAACACCCGCCCCCTTTCGGTGATACTTTGTTCGTTACTCCGTCTTTGCGGCCGGAGCTTTGGCGGCACGACCTGCGACCGACGATCCGTTCTTCCCAATGAAGAGATAGATGTAGTCGAGCGTGTCGGTGTCCTGACTCTTCGTCGCCGAAGCGTTGACGTGGATGTTGAAGAGCTCCGTCGAAGCACCTTCGCCTTGGAAACGCGAGGAAATCTTGCAGTTCGGGTAGACCAGCGAATCCCAGAATCCTTCCTCGAAGCGGAGGCGGACCATGCAGTTCTCGATGACGGCCAGCTTCTTGCCAGCACCCAGAACCTTACGGCCCTCAACGAAGGCACCAGTGCCAGCGGTCAGCGAAAGCACGTCCATCTGGAGGAGGTTGGTGCAAATCTCTTCGGCCACGTTTGCGAGGTCGCCCTCGAAGCCGTAGGTGCCGTCGGTGGTCGTGGAGATGATCTCCTGACCGTTCTCGTACTTGTGAGAGGTAATCTCCATCTCGTCGCCAGTGAACGAGAACGTGCCCTCACGGAAGCCACCTACCTCAGTCCACTCCTCCGCGGTAATATTCGAGAGCGTTTTCGGAGTCCCGGTCGTCGGACGCTGGTAGATGTCGAACCATGTAATTCCAGATACATACTGGAACTGTTCTGCTAATTTAGCCATAGTTGTGAATTATTTTGTGTTTGTTTTTCGATTTATCCCGCCATCCGGACGAGAAGATTTACGAGTTTGGTTGAGTAATTGGCAACGAGTGTCTTTCCTTCGTACAGCACGTTTTGGTTAAGGACGGTTCCCGGAATTTTAAGAGCCTCGTCCAACTGCGACATGACGGCGGCCTGCCTTGCGGCATTCGCGGCCCCCGTGGACAACAGTCGGATGTAGACCCCCACGATCACGTTCGCTTCGAAAAGATCGGAGCTCGTGGTCATCCGGTTTACGGTTCCGTTGAGCGTTACTGTGATGTAAGCGTCGGGCCAGTCAGACGTAGGTACATCCTGCGCCGTAAATGCGGGAATAGACACCAAGCCGCTGTTATTAATAGCGTCCCTGATCTTCTCCGCGACTGTCAACTCCGATAATTTCATCACGACATTAATTTCGCATTCAACAAAAATTGCTGAGTGAGATAAGGTACGATGTCCTCACTCCACCATCCTATTCCGCGCTTCGGCATGCCATCAGCGCGTTGAGTACCAAGTCCGGCTTCAACGGAGTAAGCGTAGGGTGCGGAGCTCACCAACACCATCACATACTTACCCGCCGTCCGAGCGTCGGTTGCGGCAAGAGTAGCGTTCAAGAGCTTTTGCCCGTTGACCACCGTTTTCTGACCCTTGTAGGTCACGGTTCGCTGGGAGGCCGGGTAGTTCGGGTTATCAACCCACTGCACCATTCGGCCGTTCTTGAATATTCCAATTCCCGTACTTGCGGTCAGTGTCCCGGTCTGATTCTGGAAGAGCACGTCTTCCCTCATAAGTTTGTCGAAAATGCTCAAAGCGACCTTCTGAAAGACGTTCTGTATGCGAGTGTCGAGATACTCTTCTGCATACTTTGTAAACACCTTCTTGAAATTGTCCTTTTTAGCCATTTTGATCGTCTCCCTTATTGAGCCATACCGTAACACCACCTACATCGGTATCGGCCACCGCTTCGGCCTCCAAAGCCAAAAAACGGATAATCCGAGAGTTCTCCACCGTGACTACCACTTCATCGTTCGTCCGAACGTCTACTAACGAATCGGGAATGATGATAAGCGGAGAGGATAGGTAGTGACCTTCACGGATGCTGGTGTTGCCACCGGAGTTGCCCCGTTGCAGGCCGCACTCACCCTCGTATACCACGCTGAAAACCTCCTCGAAAGTTTCGGGATCAGTCTTGCCAGTACCGCGCCGAATAACGCAGGTGTGCGGATAGAAGTTAAAAGCACCATCCATTGTCGTTCACCGTTGATCCGGCCCACAGCCCGGAAGCGTCGTAAATCTCAGCCTCTTCGGGCGTAGCTTCGCCGTACTTTTTGTAGATAATATTTGCCAAAGAACGCCAGTATTCCCGGTCTCCCTCCGCAACCTGAATCTGGCCCTCCGTGTAGCGGCGGTTGCCCATTTGTTTCGAGCCACCGCCGCCATTCACGAGAGTTCCAGCCGCGAAGTAGACATCAGCCGTCGCCAGATCGCGTTTGCGAATCCAATTCAACGGTTCTGCTCCTTCGGCGTTGCGCTGAAAGGCCGGAGCACCAGACTCTATGTCGCGCCGTGCTAAGATACCGTTGATGACAGCATCCGGTAGCGGGTAGTTGACAATCAACCCCCGAAGATACTCCTCAATAGTTATGCTTGGTACAGCGCCCATAGTGTCTTGATATTACTGGTTTGCCTCTTCCTTGTTTGCCGGAGCGTTGCCGTTCAGCACGTTCTCCAGCGCCTTGATCTTCTCCTCGCCGAGCAGATTGACGGCCTCCTGAGTCTTGGCGACCCCGGTGTTGGCGTTGATCTTCACGCCGATGGTCTCCATAGCGGAGATGACGGCGGCGCGATCATACTCGCCATCGCCGACGGCGATGGTCGTAACGACGGGTTTTGCCGCGGCCTTGACAGCCTTCGTCGTCCTCGTCGTCTTGCCACCACCCCACGGCTGATCCGTGCTGGTCTTGAGGATGCAGATGTTGTTCGGGTTCCGGGGTACCGGAAGAACGTAAGCCTCCATCGAGGTAACGTCCTTGACGGGGTTCGAGAAGTACTCCACGATGACGGAGATGCGACCCTCCTCCACCGAAGAGTGGAGCACGTTCGGGTTGTTGTCCATCTCGTAGATGTTCTCGCAGTTCTGGAGCTCGAAGAATCGGTCGGGCACGCAAAGTACGGCCACATCCTCAGCGAAGCTCTTGATGACGTTCCCCTTGCCGTCGCGCTCTACGTTCGACTTCTCGTCGATCTCGATGATCGGAACGATGCCGTAGTAGTTCACGAGACCTTCCATCACCTCCTTGCGGGTCAGAGGAATCTGGCCGGGATTCGGGGTGTTCGGGTACATCTTCATGGCGATCTTGATGCGAACATTCTTGTTCACAGACATCTCGCGGATCAGCTTCTTCGAAATCAGCCAGTTGGTGTACGGCAACGAGTTGTCGTCCATCCAGTCCTGAATGTCGAGGAGGTCCTGAATCGGGTCGTCGGTACCGCTACCCCAGATGCCGTAGCTCGGAACCTTGAAGCGGTCCGAAGGGTAGTTGAGGTCCACTGCGATCTGGATGCCTTCGCCGTTGTTCTGAGCGTCGGCCGTGATGAAGCCCGTAGAAAGACCCTCGAACACCATCATGTTGATACGCGAGTGCATACCGCCGACAGCGGCCGCGAAGCGCTCCAGATAGTCATAGCGAGCGTGGAAGTTCGGGTCATCGGCGATAGGCTCAAAAGCCTTGAGCGCCATGAAGTCCGAAGCGTCCATCTGGAAGCCGTGACCGATCAGAGGTATCGTACCACCGTAGGTCTGCCATGCGCCAGCACCGCGGAGCGGCTTCTGGCCGTTGGCCGACAGAACGGCGGCGGCGACGTTGATCTCCGTGTCACGCACGTTGATCTTCCACTCCGGAGTCCGCATGCGACGGCCCCAGAATGCAAACCGACGCCAGAAGGCATCGTTGTATTTCGCGTTTACGTCGTTGATGACGGTCGTAAACGCCTCAACGCCCTCCCAGAAAAGAGCGACGTTGTAATAGAGAGTTTTGCTGTAAAGTCCCATAGTTATGCGTTTTTATTAAAGACCGTCGTAGAAACGAACGAAGTAGCCGTGCGTGTTCATGTAGTTCCGGATCATCGGATGCACGGGCGCACATCGCCGCGCGTAGATGACGTTACAGATGTGAACGAGGTCCACAAGCTGAGTCTGCTCGTCTCCGTAGCACGGAATATCCGCGAACGAAGTGGCGGTGGGGATGACCTTGATCGTTGCGCCTGCACCAACGGCCGAAGCCTCGACGAGGATGTCGTCAACGGCCAGTGCGCCTACGGCGGCCGAAAGGGTCAGCACATCGTAGTCGGCGTTCGAGTCGTCGATAGCCGTAACGGTCACACCCGTTCCGGTATAGTCGAGGTCCGTAACGTCGTTGGGAAGGTGCATAAGCACCATGCCGACGCGGGCACGGGTGCCCTCGAAGTCCTTTTTTACCTGCACCTGCGTAGCCGAAGCCTCAACAGCCGCGTTCACTGCAAATGCGTAGTGGGGCTGGGCCGTCTTTGCGAAATCGTCGCAACCGAACGGAGTGCCAGCGGGGAGAACGTTTCCGACGGGAGGCATGTCTTCCAGCGCCATATTATAGCCAGTAGGCAGAGTCACCTCAGCCTTGCCACCATAGACGTTGCGCAGACCACCAACAGTCATGGAGTACTCCCGCATTTTGTTGTAGTTATAACCTGCTCTCATGGTTTTAAACAGTTGTTAATTAATGGTGTCGTTATTCGTCCCCGTCACCCTTGCCTTCGGTTTTGATACCAAGGTTACGCAAAAGCGCTTCGGCGGCCGGGTCCTTCTCTCCGTTTTTCGGAGCCGGATTCGGGGTAGGATCGCCGGGAACGTAACCAGCCGTGGCCGGGAGGCCCTGAGCCGTCAGCGTCCGCTCGTAGCGCGAGTAAGCCCGCGAAACGATGGCTTCTACCGTGTCATCCTCTTTGATCGTCTCGAACGCATCCTCCAGCGCGATTTCGGCTACACCTTTATAGGTGTCGATAGGAGTCTTCTTCTTGTCGGCGGGCTTGAAGAAAGCCTCACGCGCCTGCTGAATCAGTTCCTCCTTGCGGCGCTGTCCGGCCAAGCCTTTCAGCTTGGCTTCCTGCTCCTCTTCCCACGCCTTGCGACGCTCAAGCTCGGCCTTGTACCAAGCGGGCATCTCTTCGGTGTCGTTAGGCTTCGGAGCCGGATTCGGTTTCGGTTCGGGATGTTCCTCCTTCCATTTCGAAATGAAAGCTCCCTGATCGTTGTTGAAGTTCGTGTTGACCGAAGTGATGGTCGGCATAAACTTCTCCATGAAGGCGTCGATCTCCATATCGGAGTCGTCGGGCAGGAAGGTCATCGCGTTTGTCGCGGCATCCAAAATGGTGCGGTCGGAAATCTTTTGGGTTTTTCCCAGTCGTTCCTTGGTTTTTCCAAGTACTTGCTCTTTAGTAAACTTCATTGTTTTTCAATGATTAGTGAATGTTTCCGCAAGTACGAGTACCATTTACATGATTCTCAAATACTTGCATACTCAACGACAAATGTAAAACATTTTTTTGCCAAGAACAAATTTTATCGTAAATTTGCGAATAAAACTTTACTATGTTCACTCGCGTAAATCCCGATACACAACCCGTACAGCTCTATCCGAAGGTAGAGCGGGAACTCAGTACGGTTAAGAAAAAGGGATGGGTAAAAGTGAACGGAGCCAAACTGCGAGACAACAAAGATTTGATACCGCAGACTGGCTTTCAAGAATCAATTCAAACTTGTGAAGCGGACGTCATTTGGACCGGAGGAAGCGCCTCAGCCGGCAAGAGTTTCTGTATTCTGTTAGAGGCTCTTAGGGGCATTGGTAAGTACGGATATTCGGGCCTTATTATAAAAAAGGAGCTCGTCGAAGTAGGTACCGCGGGTGGTATTCTTTCGGACGCAAAACGAATATATTCCGAAATGAAAGGATGCGAATACTCGGCCTCCGACTACTCCTTTGCATGGCCTGAGTACCAGAGCTCTATCATGCTTACTCACATCAACCTGCAATCCGACTCTCAGGAGAAGGAGGCGCAGGAGAAGATGAAGAACAAGCAGGCATCCTACATCGCCATCGACGAGTTGACCAACTTCACCTTCAAAATCTGGAAATACTGGTTCTCTCGAAACCGTGACGCTTCCGGTATGAAACCGAAGATGGTCTGCACCCTCAACGCGAACGGCTGGCACTGGAGTTCCAAGATGCTCCGGACGGCCGGGTATATCGGCGACGACAATTATGTCCGCCCAGATCGCGTCGGCAAGATCATGTACATGGTAGTCAACGGCGACAAGCCGGAGGACATCATCTGGGGCGAGACTCCGGATGAAGTCAAGAGCCGCATAGACCTCGAATCCATGTTGACGGCCGAGATGCGTGCCGCAGGCCTGACCACCGACAGCTTCATCAAGACCTTCACGTTTATCCCCGGTAACATTATGGATAACCGAATCCTTACCTTCCAGACGCAGGGCGGAAATGTAGCCAACTTGTTCAACGTCGGAGAGGCGGAGCGAATGAAGCTCCTATTCGGCTACTGGGGCGAGATGGGCGAAGGAGAGGCAATGGTAAACCAAAGCCACATCGAGGCCATGTTTCCCGGCCCGAATCAGAATCCATTCGAACCCTCTACGGAGCGATACATGACCGTGGACATCGGCGACGGAACCGACCCGACCAAGGCTTATATCTGGACTGGCCTCACCTGCAATCGCGTTGAGACCACTTATACAGATGACGCGCGAGAAAAAGTGGAGTGGGTCCGCGCCTTGAAGACAGAGTATGATATTCCGGTCGAACATATTGCGGTAGATGCCGGAGGTCTCGGTAATTACTTCGAAGACTACATGCGCGGTGTCGTAGCAATCGTCTCGAACCGCACACCTATAAAAGAATACGACTCGGCCGGAAACGTGATCGAGATGGAGCAATATGTGTGTCTCCGTGACCAACTTCTCGGCAAACTTAGCGCCTACCTTCGAATGGGGCGTCTTCGCTTCGACATACCGGGCTCTACTCTTGTCCAATACGGCCGCAAGAACGACAAAATGCCCATCCTTGATCTGCTCGTGCTCGAAGCCACCGAGTGCCTCAAGCGCGATCAGAAAGAGAACGGCAAATACTTCTTTATATCGAAATTAGCGTTTAAACGCAGGCATAATTATTCACCCGATGACCTTGACCCGATTGCTTACCGAATGATATTTGAGCTCATGGCGACGCTCAAAAAAGCGGCCGAGCCCGAATACTCGATGGATGACTACTATCGAGCCTTCAATTCGATGGGGGGTTGGTAAAATTTTTTAATAATGAAGATCAACATTGGAGAGTTAGCGCAAAAGCGCAGGTGGGAGCGCAGGCTTCCGAACCCGGCGACGAACTGCACCATGAATCAGTCGTTCGCGTCGAACCCGCCACAGCCGATGCAATTCGACCGCTACCCAAGGCGGTTGCTTACGCAATCGGATTTCCTCAACGAGAAGCAACCGTCGGCCCACATGGTATATGATGTGTATATGCGTTCGAATCGGCCCAAATACCGATACGACGAGGCATTGCGAAAGAATGTTCCCGATGGCTACGAGCCCGTTGAGCGCGTATCAGTGTCGCTCCAGAAGTCGATACTTCGGCACAAAACCATCCACACCTTCGGCAACCCTATGGAATTTAGCAACGAAGGTGACATGGAGGACGCAGACATGATTTCGCAGATCAAGTCATACTGGAACCAGACGGGCATGAACAACGCCCTCATTAAGTTCGGCAACTCATGCTTCGGCACCGGAGACGGTGCGATCTGCGTCTACATGGACCCGGAGACGGAGATGCTGGGCTACCGGGTATTCTCCTACGAGTTTGGAGACCTCATTACCGAGTTCCGGAACCCGCGCGATGGCGGCAAACGCAATGTCTTACGCATGTTCGACGACAACGGAACCACGGTCGTCGAAATATACGGAAGCCGGACCGTCGAGCGCTGGGAATCCATCACCATAGCCTCTACCGAAAGTGCGGTCAAGACGTTCATTCGCAACCTGACCGAAACATACTCCGAGGACGGCTACAAACTGGTGAGCACGGCTCGGCACGGCCTTTCCATCTGCCCCGTCATCTACCACCGCGAGAGCGATGTGTGCTGGGGCGACGTTCAGGGAAACATCGAAGACATCGAGAAACTTCTATCGGACCTGATGGAAAATGGCAAGTACTACAACTTCCAGATGCTTTTCGTCTCCGGAATCGTAGGCGGCCTGCCGAACGTGAACTTCCAAGGCAAGGTGATCGCGGCCCGAAACAAAGACGGAGACGCGAAGATTCTCCAGCCCGCCGACGCATCCAACACGTTCACGCTCTCGCTTGACAACTCGCTCAAGTTCCTATGCGACAGCGTAGGAGCCGTGTTCATCCGGCCGGACGAGATCAAGTCAGGCGATTACAGCGGTGCTTACCTCCGGAACCTATACTTTCCGGAGACGCAATGGTGTATGGACGCATATTCCCGGTTCGATCCAGCCCTACGCACACTCATGTACATCTTCAAGGAGTTTGTCGGCATCAAGGAGAAGAGACAAACGGAGTACCACAATCTCCGAATGTCGTACTCCATCGAGCCATTCATCCCCAAGAACGACAGCGAAGACATCCAGAACCGCGTTCAGGCTGTGGCTGGAGGAATCCTCTCCGTTCGCACCGCGGCCGAAGGAAGCCCGCTGGCCTCATTCGACGAGTTGAAGCGCATCGAACTGGAAACGGCCGAAAAGGAGCGCAAGGCTCAGGAGCAGCCCGCCGCGGAACTGGAAGCGCAACAGCAAGCCAAGGCCGCGGCCGAAGGAAATGGCGGAGCCGACAACGACGAACGGAACCAAATGGAAAAGGACGGTAAAATGCCGAACCGGGTCGAGTAAAATCAACACTATGTATAGAAATGTCGAGGTTTTTGAAAAATCTCGACATTTTTATTTGCAAATTAAATAATAAATGTTTAACTTTGCATCGAATCAAAACTACTCTTATGTTCAAGAAAAAGAAAAACAAAATTTACTCGCTCCAGTACGACCTCGACGCATTCGTGGTAAGGATTACCAACGAGCGCGTTGACGTGGGGACCAGATCGAAGACGTGGAAGCAGGTGTTCCTAAAAGGCACACCCGAGTATCTGACGTTCGTGTACATCTTGGCACCGCACATGATGGTCGATCCTGCTATCAGGGCCGAAAAGCGCGATGCAGAACGCGACAGGGAAAACGCAACCACCATTGCAAAAACGCTCTTCCTCGCGTCACAGACCATCATGCGAGACCCGTCGGCTGTAAGCGGAATCCTCGACGTGTGCCAGAAGAGTCTCGACAAATACGCTGAGGCTCGGGCCGAACCGAGAGAGTCGGAGGAGATCGAGGAGCTCAAGGATGCCGTTGCACTGGCAGAAGTTAAAGTGCAAACGGAGCAGACCGCGGAAGCCATCGAAGAGCTGGAGCAGGCGAAGGCCGCTCTGGAAAAGGCAAGGAATACCAAAACAACTAAAAGGCAGAAGAAAAATGGAACAAAAACTCATGTCGCAGGTTCCGGCGGGGAGTAGCTTTCAGTACACCCCCCCCCCACCGTTCACGCCCTTTGAAATTCCTCGTTCTGAAACAGTATGTGGGTTTTAGCTGGGTGAAAAAGCAAGGAGAACGGACCGGAGAAAAGATCAAGGTACAGCGCACCAAGGTTCGCTATATCGGGAGCTATACGGAGACGACGGATGCCAACGGGTTCGCAAACGGCTACAACGCGAACTACAACGAGCGTACCTTCGACTCGGCCGGAATATATGTGATGCAAATTCAGAATTAACTATGACTGGAACAGAACTCGCTCAGAAGATTCAGAAAGGAATCGAGGAAGGAATCATCACTACCTACAAGACGTTGGAGGAGGACCACAAGATTTCTCGGTCCACTATCAACGCTTGGGTAAGCGATGGCAAGTACGCAAAAATCAAACTCAAGAATCAGTGGATTCTCGTTAAAATCTCGGAGTAACATGGCAGAAGAAAAAACTCACTGGAAACGCCTGCTCAACCCGAATTTCATGGGCGACTGGTCCCTTCCCGGAGGAAAGGATGTAGTCCTCACGATCAAGGGTGTGACGCAGAAGGAAGGCTGGAGCCAAGACAAAGGCAAGAAGGTGATGCTCCCGTGCATCGTCTTCGAAGAAGAGGCTGAGTTCGAGTGGGCCAAGCCTCTCGTCCCCAACGGCACGAACATCAACATGATCGTGAGTGTCACCGGGAGCAAGTACATCGAAGACACCGTTGGAAAGATGATCCGGATAGGTACTGTCCACGGCAAGTGGTTCGGAAAGGAGCAAGACGCGCTTCGGGTCCGAAAGGACAAAAGCGCTGATCTGGCGGCCCAGTACGACCAGTTCGTGAAAGGTATCGAAGAGTCAAAAACTCGGGCCGAGATGGGAGAGCTTATCAAGCAGTTCGAATTGTTCAAGCCGTACCGGAAGACGCTGGAGGCAAAAATCCGCGAGAAATGGGCCAGCTTGACTTAGACGAGCTTATCAACCATGTCGAGGAACAGCCACAAGAGATCGACAAGGAGCTCCAGTGGATGCAGGAGAAGACCGGATTTTTTTCGGCGTCCGAACTGGAGAGACTCATGTCGAAAACGGACACATGGACGGAAGCGAACATCAAGTACCTCTACGAAATTCAGTATCAAAGACGAACTGGGACGTTTATCTCGGCTCCTGCGAATCGAAACTTTAAAATGGGCCGAGAAAACGAACCGAGAGCGGTTGAGTGGCTTCGAGAGAACTATTGCCCGAATGTCCGGCACTACGACCAAGACTTTGACGATAAGCTGTTCTACAAGACTGACTTCGGCTATGGATTCTCTCCAGACGCAGACGTTTTCGTGGGAGATAAAATCCAAGCCGTCATAGAAATAAAGTCGGCTGTCGGAAACGAAGAGAAGAGCCTTATTTTCTCTCCCACATTCCCCTACGACAAGAAGCGCATGCGAGTGTGGGAAGAGCACAAGTGGCAGATTATTGGACAATTCGTCGGCTGGCCGTGGCTTGAGACGGTCCATCTCCTCAAGTATGACGGAGTAGACGACGACAACCCAACTGATCTTCGCCCGGTTACGGACCCCACGCGAGGTGTGTTATTTACGTTTAAACGCAACGAGGCGGGGGCGGCTATCGACCGGGCTACGACTCGATTGAAATTCGCAAACAACTTCCTCAACGAAGGTAACGATCCAAGCCAAATCAATGAATACTACAAGAAGCGAAAAAGACTCTTTGTTTAAGCGACTCAAGGTTGCCTACAAAGAAGCGGAGCGGCTGGCCGACAACACCGAAGAACTTGAAACGATCATCTACGGAAAGCCCACCAAGGCATACTTAGTGCGATTTTACCAGATGTTCAGAAACCAGATCAAGTTCGTCAACGGTCCCTGCTACAAGTGTCCGAAAATGGCGGACGATTGCTACGGCGGATGTTGCAACGAGGGAACAATAGGTTGCAGAAAGTAAAAATTTTTAATAAATCAAAACAACATGGAACAGAAGCAAGTAAAACTGATCGGGCTCAAGGTGCTTGACAATAACGTCATCAAGGCGGTCGAGCTCACGCCCGATATTATGAGCAAGCGGCTCATTCAGATCGTAGGAGAGTCCGGAAACGGCAAGACTACGCTGGTTGAATCGCTCAAGACGGCCATCGGCGGCATGAATGCCGTAGCCAAGAAGGATGCCCTCGCGCCGGGATTCCTTACCGAAGCCCAGCTTACCGACGGCGAGATCAAGATTTTTGTCGGCGTCCGGAAGCGGGAACTGACGAAGGGAGAGCGGCAGGGCGACAGCGTAGTGGAGACCTTCCTCTACGCAAAGAACGATGAAGGAGAGATGTACACCCCCATCATCGACGGAGAGTCGGCCACGGCCGCCAAGTACGTCAAACTCCTGACCACGGACCTCACCTTCTCCATGCCCGCGCTGTTCACGGAGAACCAGACGGTTCACCGGAAGCTGATTGAGAGCCTCTTCAAAGAAGAACTGGACGGGCTCGGCGCCGACGAGGTGGTGGCCCGGATCATGGACTGCAAGCAGGAGCGAGACGCGGCCCGCGTGATGTGCTCCAAGGCCGGGGCCTTCATGGAGAATTTCGAGCGCGAAGGTCTCTCAGAGGCGCATCTGCAAGAGTTATCCCGAGTCGATGTAGACGAGATCGAAGCCGACATCCGTGAAGCAGAAATTGAGCGCGACCGCATTCTCCGCCCGGCGGATGCGGCATACGAACTCAAATGCAACAAAATTCGTGAGGAGTATCAGACCCGCCTCCGGGCCGCAGAAAAGGCATACGACTCCGCTGTCACCGCTGAGAAGGACGAGAAACGGCGACTCAAGGACGAGTATGCCGAAGCGGAGAAGAAATACAACGAGCAGGAGGAGCGCAAGACTAAATGGGCCGCCTACTACGAGAATATCAAGGCTAATGCCGAGACGTTCTTCTACAACACCGAAGAGCTCGCCAAGGTCAAAGAGATGATCGAGGCCCGATACAAAGTCATCACGTCGAAATTCACGCTCGCTAAGCCTGAACTGGCGGCCCCGGCTCCCAAGTTTGAGGGCGATGTCATCAACACCAAAGCCGAGCTCGATGCTACCAAGGCAGAGGAGGCTCTGCTCAAATTCCCCGAGAAGGCCGTGCCCGACACCAAGGCCGTAGACGCTAAGATCGCCGACCTCAAAGCCTCCAAAGAGAAGGCCGAGCGCGAGAACGAACTTTTCGACCGCTATGCCAAGTGGTGCGCATGGATCGAGGCAAAGGGCAAGTACGAGAAGGAACTCAACACCCTTCGCAAGATGTACGAGCGCATCGACACGGGTGTCGAAGGCCTCAAGATCGTTCCCAACGCAACTGATACCGACAAGATCGAGGTGTGGATCATGTACGACGGCCGCTACGACAAGGATTTCTTCCTCAACCCGAACGGTGAATCGCGTTACATCTTCCAGTATTCGTCATTCCAGCGTAGCGCTATCGGTGTCATGTTGCAGGCCGCTCGCTTGAATCTCAAGCCGAAGGCCCTCCGGTTAGCTATCGTGGACGACGTGGCCTTCACTCAGAAAGGATTGGCCGTACTCTCGAAGCTCTGCACGGACCTCGACGTCCAACTTATTACTTGCCGCACCGACGATATTGACCGCTCGCAGGTCAAAGACGGCGAAGTGCTGATGGAAAACGGCGAGGCGTTCTTCAAAAAGTAGGGTATGCAGTTTTCGTATCAGACCGTTAAGGAATTAGCGTCGATGTGCGAATACCATTACCGAAAGGGTGTTTACGAAGCGACGATGGAGCCTGACAGCGTTGAGGCGCAGAAATACGCCGCCGACGATGACGGGTACATGACCATCCGTCGCTTCGGAAAGCCCACTTTGCAGGTTAAGATAGGCCGTGACTGGCGTATTCATGTAGATGCACAGATTTCTACCATGCACATCGTCTACTGCGAGAATCTGGCCCTATACTTCCGGTCATCACCGACGTCAGAAAAGGGCATAATTCGCGCGATGTTGTGCATTATGGAGTACTACTACCGCAAGGGGATAAAACACGGCTTAGAACGCCGGGATTCACGCGCGGCGCACAAGTTTTTCGCAGAGGTAGGGCGTGGTAAGAACCACCCCCACTGGCTCGACAATAAGAAGGATTTTCACGAAAACTACATCGACAAGATGAAGCAACACATCAACACGATGGGATTGTATCGCAAGGAGTGGGGCAACACCGCCCGCTTCGACTACTTGAGTCGAATGATCGGAGAGGCAGTCACCGCAGAGAAGATGAAGGTCCTCCGGAAAAAAGGAAGATTATGGTAACAGTAGACCACATGCTGGCGGCCTCGCCGAAGCGGAAGCTGGCGATGCTACTTCCCCTCGGGGAATGGAAAAACCAGAAATTGCTCGAAGAGTCGGAGACCGAGGTGGCCGACAAAGAAGGCAATGTCGCCACGATCATCAGCAAGGCCGTTCTCACAACAAATAACCCCGTTACAGATGCAATATCTTGGATGCTGTACGGCTACTCTATCGCAGACATTCGGAGACGAATGGAGCTCAAGTGGCCGCTCAAAAACGACAAGGTACTGTTTCTTGTAGTAGAACCCAAATAACATGGCATACAGATTCAAAGTAATGCACCGATCTCAAGACGAAATTCTGGTCCCAGTATCGGCCATAGATGACAATATCGTGTTCATAGCTTCCGGGAAAGACAAGGAGTTGCAATTTACCGATAATGTCATCATGTCCGTGGTCAGGGTGCAGGAGATGCACGTTCTGTCACCTGATTTCAACATCGAAGTGCAACGTATTTACGGAAAGAAAGGTCCCGTAGACATTCTCGTGTACCTAAAACGCTGGTACAAGAACCTCGGCGGCCGGATCGACAGCATGAGATTTTTACATATATGGCTACGCTCACTCCCCGAAACTACCAAATAGATTTCGTCGATGGCGTGAAGGATGCGATGCGGGAGAACGACACTCCCGCATTCAGCAAAATATGCGGTTACATGCCGCAGGGATCGGGAAAAAGTGTCATTATATCCATGATCGCCGTTGGCGCCGCGGCAAAGGGCAATGACGTTCTGATTCTGAGCCACCGTGACGAAATTCTCAAGCAGAACTTCGACAAGATGCAACGCTTGGGGCTCACGTCTGCCATAGTCAACGCCGAGACGCGCAACATACCCGAGGCTCAGGTCGCCATAGGGATGTCGCAAACGATCTCCGTGCGTATTAAAAACCATAAAGAGTGGATGGAGTGGCTCCAACACTTCAACATGATTATCGTGGATGAAGCGCACCGAGGAGAGCATGATAAGGTGATGGATTACATCAACGAAGATGCCCATGTACTCGGTCTTTCAGCAAGTATCTGCCGGAACGGGAACAAGGTGAAGCAACTCGGAGAATACTACGACTGCATTGTGAGAGGCATATCCACGCCGGAACTGATCCAGATGAACTTTTTGGTAGGCTCTCGAAACTTCATATATCAAGCCCCGGTACTCGATGACCTCCCGGTTGTAGCGGCCAACGGAGACTACGACCCCCGCGCTCTCCAGATGCGGTTCACGCGCAAGGAGCGATACGCGGGTGTGATAACCAACTGGAAGAATATCGCGCCGGGAACCAAAACCATCGTCTTCACCACGGGTTCCGATCACTGTGTAGACCTTACACGAGCATTCTGCGAGCATGGAATCAAGGCAAAATACCTTTTGTCGGTCCGAAAGCCGGAGACCGACGCGCAGTTTTCCGGGAAGCGAGAAGACATTCTGCGCGACTTCCACAACGGCCTTTTCTCCGTCTTAGTCAACGTCGGCATACTCGACACCGGGTATGACGAGCCTTCGATACAGACAGTGGTGCTGGACCTCGCAACGAAGTCTTACACGCACTACTCGCAGATGGTAGGTCGCGGCTCCCGGCCATATCCGGGTAAGTCGTACTTCAACGTGCTCGACTTTGGCGACAACGTGAAGACGCACGGCAAGTACGAGCGGGAGGACCCTCCGATGGGACTATGGCACGATAAAACAAAGGGAGGCGTCATGCCGACCAAGCTATGCCCTCTCGGAAAAGACGGCAAGAAGCTCGGATGCGGCCGACTGGTGCCTCAAACGGCCCAAAAGTGCCCCTACTGCGGCTACGTCTTCCCGAAGCTCGATAAGATATACGAGATCGAACTGACAGAGCTTATAGACACGGCCGAAGATCAGGATAGCCTCGAAGTGTGGTGTGCCAAGAAGATAAAATACGAGGGCTGGTCGGTGCCGCGTGTTTTAGCCACCGTATGTATCAAGAACGCCCCGCACGAAAAGGCTACGTTCATGCGGGTCATAAAAGTGCTCAGAACGAAGGATGGGAAGAAGGTAAGTCCCTTCTACTGGGAGTACTTCTCCAAGAATATCTTGAAAAACAAAGCAAGAAAAAGAAAACTATTATCAGAACAAAACGAACTCGGATTATAATGGCAAAGACGCAGATTATCGTACAGCCTCGACCGAAGGAGCGTGGAATCGCTCACGAGGAGGCAAAACTTCAAGCACGGATGGTGATGAAATTCGCCGAGATTTGGCCCCACAGACGCGGCCATCTATTCGCTACCTTCCAAGAAGTGAGTAGTGGGGTAGATGGCTCAATGAAGCTCTCTATGGGGCTCGTCAGAGGCGTATCGGACCTGATCTACTGCGACGAAGGGAGCTTGATCGGTATAGAGGTAAAATGCCCCGGAACGCGACATAAAGTAGCGCACCTGATCGAGCAGGCTGAATGGCTTATACGGGTTCCCAAATGGGGCTACTTTTGCGATGATTTAGACGATTTTCTCAACATCATAGACGGAGGAGTGGGAGGAATCGACCCGGTTAAAGTTCTGGAGCACTGCAAGAAAGCAAAAACACAGCAAATTTTGTGGGATAAAAGTTTGTTTATTTAAAAACAAATGTTTAACTTTGCACTTGTAATAACGTATAAACGTTCTTTGATATGGTGGCACTCGGCATGCGCTCCTTCCTCATTCTTGAACCGCTTCTGGTGTTTCGTTTAACTAAGCATGCCACAAGGAGTCTTCCGGGTCGATGCCCCGGAGCCGCCGCAAATCCATGTGTGGCAATTAGAAGGATTTTTGTTTGAAACGATTACGTGTCATCGGTACGTTGGCCGCCTGACCCCACGATACGGGGTCACATGCGGGGTGGAGAAGGAGTATCTCGCTTGGCCCATAACCAAGAGATCGCTGGTGCGAGTCCAGCCTCCGCAACAAGTACGTCGTGAGACGGGTATTATTCATTGTTAAAGGTTCTTAACTTTTTAGGTTTCCCTCGAAAGAGGGTGTTGGAGAAGTAGCATGCGGCGCACGGGTGAGTCGATTTGGCTCTGGTACCCCCGGAAGAGGTTTGAAACCTCTCTTCTCCTCTACTTATCACCACCACAAAACGTTTTTTGACATGAAGAAAATTTTCGCACTGATGGCGCTGTTGTGCGCCGTCCTCGTTGCAGGCGTGTCCTGCAACGACAAGAAGCCGGACATCAAGTATCAACTCGACGTCGAAGGACTGGTCGCAAACCAGTCTACTCCGATCTCCGCCGAGTTCAAGGCTTTCGTCTGTAACACCGACTCGATCAAGATTGTCGCCTCGCGCAACGTCTCTCCGGTCGATCAGGCGCTTATCGAAGCCAGTCTCGAACACCAGCTTCTTCAAACCTTCGGCATCAAGGTCCAGCAGGGAACTGCTTACGACATCCTCGTCAAAGGTTACGTCCGGGAGGCCAACACGGGAATCGCTATTTACGTTGACAAAAGATTCACGAACGCCGCCAATCCCATATACAAGGCCAAACCCGAGCCTGTCGGGGAATTTCCCGCCGATTCACTCGGCAACTAATACAAAGGGTGTAAGGGTTTCCCGTTTCCCTCGGCCGGACTATAAATCCGGGGCTTGGTTCGACTCCAAGCTACACCCCAAACAACTTACAACTATGGCAGAAGAGTTTAAATTCGCCACCCGAGAAGAGTGGCTTGAAGCGGCTGTCGATCATTTTCGACCGACATTTCAGCAGGCATGCAAGACCAGCGGCCGCACCATACCGGAGAATCTCAAGGTTTCCATCGGTTTCCCAGACAAGGGTGGCATGGCGAAGCGTAGGGTTCTCGGACAGTGCTGGACGGAATCCGACTCGGAGAAGCCAGTTCAAATCTTCATCAACCCCACCATCGCCAACGTAAACGGTGCTGACGGCATCCTTTCGGTACTCGTACACGAGCTGGTGCATGCCGTAGGTATTCACGGCCACGGTAAGGATTTCAAACGAGTCGCTTTGGCCGTAGGGCTGGAAGGCAAGATGAAGTCTACTACTGCCAGCGACGCTTTGGTCGAAGAGTTCACGTTCCTCGTTGACGAGAAGCTTGGGCCCTTTCCGCATACCGCGCTGTCGGGCATGAAGCTGTTTACTCCGTCTAAAAAGGACGGAACCCGCATGCTGAAAGCAGTATGTCCTGAGTGCGGGTACACGATCCGTCTGACGAAGAAGTGGGCTCAGGTAGGCATGCCTCTTTGTCCCTGCGGCCAAGCGAATTTTACTCTCGATACGCCCATTGAAAAAGAAGGATAATGGCAACACCTCGTATATACGACATGCTCCCTAAGCCGAAGAAGCGGCCGGAGTCAAGCCTCGCGGAACCCGAGCTACGGGCGCTTGAGTTGTACTTGTTCACAAATATGACGTTCACCGACATCTATAAGATGGTGTTCGACATGCGTGACAAGTCATACGCAACGGTCAGGACCGCCGCTAAGTCGCTCTTGGAATCGGCCGATGCGGAGGTTTATCTTACCGAGAGGTACCGAGACATCAACGCTTTCATAAACACCGGAGAGAGCGAAGATGACGACGTAGGAGTGTCGGTGATAAACGAAGACGGAACCTACTCCGAGGAGTTCATCCTTGCCGCCAAGAAAAAGATCGCAAGGCTGGCGCTGAAAGAGACCGACGGCAACCGTTTCCTCGAAAAGTTCCAAGACCTGATCGGCAAGCAGGAGTCCATGCGCACTGCATCTCTTCTCCCGCAACGCTATCTGGCTGAGCAGTGCCAGACATGCCGATACAAGGCGATATTCGAGGAGGATTTCCAAGACGACTGCAACCGATGTCGCTGGAAGATGGATGCGCCTGAAAAATACGACCACAAAACCCAATTCATAACAAAACCAGAAGAATAGTATGCAAATCAAAGGAGTCATCACGAAGATGTGCGAACCCGTTACCGGAGAGTCGGCACGCGGGACATGGAAGAAAATCGGAATCGTCCTCCAGACTGAAGGAGAATACCCCAAGGATGTCTACATCGAGTTCTGGGGCGACAAGGCGGATGTCGTAGAGGTGAAGTTGTGCGAAGGCATGATCGTCGCCGTAGACTTTACGCTCGAATCCCGTGAGTACAACGACCGCTACTACACGCAGGTACGCGGCTACAAGTACACCATCGAAGGAGGAGGCACCGCGCCCGCCAACGACGATCCATACGTCCCGGCGAGGAAGGAAGAGCCTGCTCCGGCACCCGCCAAGGACAAGGTAGACGACCTGCCGTTCTAAAAACATCGCTTTCACCTCCTCCAAGCACATTAAACGTACTTTTCGGTTCGTATTTATTTACCCGGAACTCGAAATATGGTTAAGCAGTGAAAACGAAAGCGAACTTCCAGTTTTGGAGGTTCGCTCTTTTTATCGTATCTTTGCGTAAGTTGTTTTGATTAGCAATGTTCCGCAAGGAAGAGAGGAGTGCCGATTCTGCCCGGTCACTCCCCTTCTTTTTCGTCCGAACTGATCCGAAGGAACAAGAGGGCCAAGATAGGCCAGCCAGTCCCGGACGCGAAGCATGCCGCGGCGACAGCCAGTGATACCGCCAGACATGCTACTGCAAATGCCGCATTTCTGTTCATAATGATCTGTAAATTACGTCTCCGAAGTCATCGCCCTCTTTCAAATCGGGCATGCCTTCCCACCATTTAACGGCCTGATCCGGGAACCATCGAACCCAGTCCATGCCCGCTTTGTCGTAGTCAGGAAGCAGTCGATAGTTACGCTTTATGCGGCGCACGTTCGCGCTTCCACCCGTCGCCAGAGCCCGGCGCCCGGTATTGAGATATATCAGCAGAGCCGTCTTCTCCGATTCCACCACATACGGGTTTCCGTCGGTTCCGAGGTGCTCGCCGAAGTAGCATCGCTGAGTGTAACCTTGAGCGGTGCGGAAGATACGGCCGCCTCCGTAGTTGTGATCGCGGTGACCGTCCGACTTGTAAATGATGATTTTGTCGTGGAGAATCCGTTGCTCCTCGTCTATGTACCAGAACTGGGTCCCAGTTCCCTGCGGAACCCGGCACGGAGTGATCGCCAGTTTCCGGTAAGCCTCTTCGACCTTTCCCTCCGGGAACTTGGTGCAGAGCCAGCGAAACAACGGGTCCTTAAGCCTACCGATGCGCTCCATAGCCTCGTCGAGAATGGATTGCTCCACATACCGGGTCGGAATCTCGGGTTCAGGCTTGCTGATGACAATACCATCGCTCATGGACTTGAGACGCTCGTAGGTCTCTTTGCTGGAGGAGCATCCTCCATACAACTGCATCCATTTGTACAACTGCATGCTGTCTCCGCCCTGCTCCATAATCGTGATCCCTCCGGAGGCGTCACGGGTGCACACCATTTTGTCATACCGATAGGCATGGGGAGTGCCGTCGATATAGCACTTCCCTTGCCAGAATCGGCCATGACGCTTGAGGTTTAAGCCCATGATTCGTGGCAAATCCTCGAAGATCGCATCGTAGTTCAAATCGAGCTTGCCCATAGAGCTACTTTTCAGCCTTTTCCTTCGAGTATTTTTCCCAGCACGAGGGACAGAGGTGAAATGCAGGTTGGACGCTCCATCCGGCCTCTTTTGCCGCTTTTTCGGCGTCGTCCACCGAAGAGAAGCCGTCGGCATTAATTCCGTCCTGCTCCCGAAGGAACTCCTGACAGCGCTCGCACTGCATCAGATAATAGGTGATTCGCTTAATCATAGTTGTTTTGATTAAAAAGGTAAATCCAAGTCATCCTCGACTGATTTCGGCGCTCCCTCCTCCTTGATCGTAGTGTCATAGAAAAGATTGTCGTCGAAAACACCCTCGTAGACGTAAAATGTAATTTCTGCCCCGCGTTGGTACACCTCGTAGTTCTCCTCGCGCAGTCGCTTGACGAACTCGTTATACCCGAACGCATTGTAATTGTTGTCGCGGCAATACTTGCAGTAGTCCTGATACAAGTCCTGCCCACTCTTTGCCGCCCGGCTCCCGATGCCTCCGTGCGACGTGGCCGCATAGCCAGAGTCGCGGAGCCATTGGAGTCGTGAGTCTTGATCCACCCGAAGTTTCTCCACAGCCAACTGACTGCTCTTGGACGGGGTGAATTTTCCACCGTTGCGAATGAATCGCCTCCGGCCCTCCATAATCCAGTTGAAAATGCCGCTCTTCTCCGATTCCAGCTTCTTCCCGAGCTCCGGGTCTTTCTTGTCGTCGCTGATCTTCACGTCGAAGTTGACGATCAGGTGGCGGCGATAGTTACCGTCGGAGCGGTCCGAGATACTCTTCGGAAACTGGTTCAGAGACGCGATGAAGAGCGGAATCTGAGTCGCCATGAAGGGCTTCCCATACGGGTCACGCGCCTTCATAGGCTCTCCGGCCACGAATTTCTTCCAGTCGCCGCCGGAGAAGTCCTCGTTACTCATATCCTCGCAGATGTTGAGTAACTTTCCGTTGACGGCCGCCATGTTGTACTCGGTTTGACCGCGTTTAAACAAATCGACCGCGGAGAATCCCATCGCCAGCCCGTCTCCGGTTCCCCGGTCGAAGCCGAACATCTTACGGATCGTTCCCGTGAACACGCCCTTACCGTTCTGGCCGGAGCCGATCAGGAAGAGCATCTCCTGAATAGAGAACTCGTTGCGATCCACAAATGCCGCGCCGAGAAACTCCTGCAATGATGTGATCCGGTCATCTCCCGGCACGACTTCCGAGAGAAACTGCATCCACTTCGGGCATGTCGCCGTCTTGTCGTAAACGAAGTCGAGGTACGTCGTACACTCAAGTTCCGGAGAGTGCGGCATCGTGATCCCCGCGTCGATGTCGAGGACGCAGTTCTGGAAGGCCACGATCCCACGCCGAGGCGTCAGTGTCGCCGACAGCATGAGTTTGCGGAAGCAGTGGCTCACGATTTTCTTCGGCGACTCGACCTGAAACAGCGGCGGCAGGTCCTTTATCTCCATAACGTCCGTCACGATGGACTCGATCACGTCGATCCCGGTGCGGCGGTATATCTTGCCATCGAAGACATAGATGCTACCCTCAAGAAACTTGAAATACGATCTGCGCATCGCCCGGTCATAGGCAATGGCGATCTCGGCTTGAATTTTGTGGTTCAGATTCTTGGCCTCTTTCACATCTTGAGTGAAAAGGGTCATCGGGAACTCTACATTTTCAACGAGATAGGTCTTGCAGATGTCATAATCAGGCTTCGACATTTTCTTTGCGCCGGAAAAATTTCACGCCTTCGATCTTCTTCTCCTCAAGCCATCCGATACGTTGCCAGTTGTAGGTGGTCTGCATCGAAACCTTGTAGAACCGCGCCAACTGAGCCCGCGTGAACCAGCGGTTCCCGTTGATGGTGATTTCGTCCATAGGTACGTTGTTATCCTCTTTCCTCATATTGAAAATTTTTATAAGATTGGACTACAAATCTACAACATCATTTTGGATATTCCAAAATAAAATTGGATTACTTTTATAAATAAAAAGGGGGAGACATTCCTGCCCCCCCCCCCGCTTCGTTTATGTCAAATCACTGATTTTCAGCGAAATAGCCAAGATACGAGAGCTGGCTCAAATATACACTTCCGTTGTGGTATTTGCTATCGAGGCGAGACCAGCCTCTCCACTTGTGGACCGGAGCAAATCTCTTCTTCAAGGTCCTCATATTTGCTGTACGGCCATTTCGATCCAGAGCGATAGCGCAGCCCGACTTCAATACCGCAATCCCATTCCGGCTGAAATATGTCATCTCCACGAAATACCAGTGCTTCTTCTTCGGCCGGGGCCGGGACCAGAGTATGGCGACCGTGAATATCAAGATGCCAGCCAGCCATTGGCTCCATCCGGGGCAGTCGTGCATAAGAGCCCCAGTTATGGAGCATGCAACAAAAGCTCCACATCCGGCAATCAGTTGTCTTCCCATCGCTTCACGGTCATTTCATTCAGCCGCGTCTTCCGCAGGATGCTCTTGCCGCCAGCTTCGGTCTTGATCACCTCGCTGGCCGTAGCCTCGATGGAGACGAGAATTCCGCCGCCCCACTGTTGCACGAAGTCAATGACGGCCGACGCGACGATGTTCTCCATCCGAGCCTTGGCCTCGGCGTAGCTGGGAGCCTTGATCTCTTCCAGCGGTGGCTTATTCTCCTCCATTCTCCTGCATTTTTGCGAGGTCCGCTTCCTTGACGAACACTCCGTCGATCATCTTGCCCTTGCGGTCTTTGATCTCGTCGTAGGCGGCCAGACAGCACTCCTCGATGTTGAGGCCGAGTTGTTCGGCGACGCATACCAGAGTGACGATGACATCGCCGAGCCCGTCGATCTGCTGATCCCGGTCCTTTTTGTTGATGGCCTTGGCGAGCTCTCCGAGCTCTTCCATGACTTTGCACATCTGAATGTGCGGGTCTCCCGTCTGGAGGTTGCGATCAAGCACCCACTGCTTGATTTTTTCGATAATTTCCGTCATTGTAGTTGTAGATTTAACTCGTTTATTAGCGACTCCAGATTCGGGTTTTTCTCCTTCATAATCTGGAGCGTCTCCTCGTAAGTAGTCGTTTCCATCGTAATTTTTGTTGAGTCCGACCTCTTTTCCGGCCGCATCGAGGCCCTCGTAGTAGCCCTCTTTGCCCCGGAACATGGTAGGAATGAAAAGGTATCGCCAATGGATGTTTCCGACCTCGTGAATCGTGAAAAATCCGTTGTAGTAGTAGAGTCTGTTGCGGGATCGGAACCCCACGAACAGTCGCGGCTTGTTGTTGACCTGAATCTTGAACACGATCTCCATATTCATGGGAATGTCGTCACCCAAGAACTCCTTTTTCTTGCCGTAGCGCACTTTTCGCCAGTGCTCCATGTCCCGGCATGCTTCCATGTAGCCCTCTTGCCATACTCGGGCCGCCGCTTTGTTGCTGTAAGGGTTGTCTTTCATTTCCAAGGCCAGCTGCTTCGTTCCGTACACAAGAAAACGTCGTCAGGAAGAGCCTCAGAAAGCCAAAGCCTCACCGCTTCTCTCGCCGAAGTAGCTATTTCCAGCGCCCGACGATACGAAATATGCCCCTCAGTGCCGATATTTCGAATCTGGAAGGCATAGGCATAGCAGAAATCGAAGGGATCGGTCTCCGGGTCCTCTAAAAACGCCAGTTTCGCGTCGTAGAGGAAGGGCGCGGAGGCGTTTCGGTCGCGCTCAGCCCTCAAAATGGCCTTAATTCGGCCTATCTCCTCACTTGTTCTCATTGTTTTTAAGTTTAAACGCTCCACATCCGAGGCCCCGTTCCCGTTTTACCGGGTCAGGGCACTCGATTGTGAATCTTTTTCCACACCAGAAGCATGTCGGCCGGAAATTCCCGTCGTAATGCTTAAATTCTTCGCAAATACGAGACTTTCCCGGTATCGGAGCATCCAGTTTCCAGCAGAAACCCCGTCGGTTCCGGACCTCCCACCACTGGCAGTCCTTACAGAATGGAGTTCGCGTCGATGACAAGACCATTTCCGATAACTGTTCCTTGTTCATAGATCACGAACTCATGCGCGTCGAAGTTCTCGGCGCCGAAAGTCCAACCGCCTGACTTGTTGTACTGGGCCGTGACGTAGGGTGTTCCTTCCGGTATCTCTTCCGTCTGGGTCCACTTCCCGTCGATGTACGCGATCTTGCCCTCCGAGAACTCGTCGCTCACGGCGCCGTCGAACTCCACGCAGTCGTCTGAGTAGCCCGTGACCACGATTAGGTTCGCCTTCTTGCACGAATCCAGAAGCGCCTCGTCGATCTCGTCCATGTACTCCATCGCATTGAGCGACATAGCCACGAGCGAAGGCTTCGGGTTCCTGATGGCGAGCTCCGAAATCACAGCCCGCGATGTAGCATAGGGCGGCTCTCCGTATTCGTGCGCCGGGACCAGACCCAGCTTCACGGGGGTTCCGGGGATGTAGGGCACGACTCCCGGCTCGGCAAGATGCCAGTAGGCCAGAATCATAACGTTCTCGAACGAAGAGGCGCCGACGTAATCCCCGATCTCGGGAATCTCGATCTCCGGCACGAGGGCATGCCGCTCCTCGTTGCTCAGAGTTGTGTAGCGCATAACTTCCTCCGGTGTCCCCAGTTTACGCGCCAGCGTCACCGCCATCTCGCAAACATGGAGCTCGTGGGCTTCGTACAGAATCGAGAAGTCTTCGCCGCCGTTCGTGCGCCGGATGTCGATGCGCTTCTTGTAGATGTTCGGAAGCTGATTGTAAACCTCCTGATACGACTCCTTTACGCCCTCGTAAGCCTCCTTCATCTTGGCGAACTTCTCCGTCTTCTCCTTCTCGATCTGGGTCTTCATCTCCTCGTCGGTGTAGTTCCAGAGGGTCTTCTCGCCGACCTTGACCATCTGGACCCGGTTCGAAGGCTCGTGCAGGCCCACTTCGATGTGGCGGCCGATGTCGATGCTGTCCATGTGTACGGCCGGGAGCGACAGCTTCGTGTCGTTGTCGCCGATGACGGTCATATACTCTCCCTTTTCGGTCGCCTCGATTCGCACGACCATGAATGTGATGTGTTTCATTATTTCAGTTTTTCAATAAATTCCACTACCTGATTAAATCGTGTGTCATCCGTTTTAGGAAAGACAGCCTCGTACATCCGCTTAATCATAGCCGTGTCGTACACAGTAAGACTGCTGACTTGGCTCGGATCGACCCTCTGGTTCACTCCGTTCATCTCAACCCGGATCGTGCGGGCGTGCGGGCAGACGCCTTGAAGAAACATGTAGTTATAAGCGCCCCCTTTAACCCGGAACAGAGTGCCCGGACGCAGTAGTTTCAGTTCCTCGTAAGTCATACCCCCATAATGTCAAAGAGTGGAACCGAATGGAAGAAGATGTGGTCACCCGATTTGAGCCTCAGAGTAAGAGTGCCGTCTCCTTGAGGAATTATGTCTTCGAGCACGGGCGTCGAAAACTTATCGTCCGGAAAGTTGGCTTTGAACGTTTGTTTGATCTGGTCCAGATGCTCCGCGATGTAGGACGCAACGGAACGGGGCTCTTTCGCCTCCTTGTTATGGTTCGGAGTGTCGAACATGCCGCAGTCCTCGAAGTGGTCGTAGTAGTCATCCTGAACGCGCTCCACGTCGCTTTCAGCCGCTACCACGGGCCAAGTCTTCTCGAAAGCGTCGTGGGTAATGTCCGCCTTCTCATAGTAGTGAACCGAAGAGGCAGGCCGCGTCCGGAACTGAGTGTGTTCGCTCGGGTCCTCGCCGTCGATGCAGGCAATCAGGAGCATGAAATCTCCTTTGTCATCCGAATACTGGGCCGAAACGATGCGGCCCATGCTCCCGTCTTCGGGAAAAATAACGTGTTGTGTTTTCATAGCAATGTGTAAAAGTAAATAAAATTCCTGACAATAGGAAACCCCAGCTTGGAAATCTCCTCTAAAAATTCGCGCTTAGTAACCGGGGCCGGACACCAGTCCCGGTAGAGAGGGTAAAGGACCGAAACGGGCTGGCTCGAACACCTTGTAGCGTAGCCGGGCCAAGCGTAAAGCCCCTTTTCGACCATGAAGTTCAGAACGTGGAAGGTCGGAGTGTCGGGAGGTTCCGGCCAGCATATCAAAGCCCGCCTCCCCACGACCGGGATGCCGAGCTCGATCAGAGCCTCCCGGTTCTCGTCCTCCTCTCCGGGGAAAGCCTTGCGGATTCTAACCCAACTCGCTCTTCCCCGCAAAGTGCTTATCAACTGCCGCATAAGCCTTATCTACCACTTCACAAATCTCCTCGAATTCCATCTCGTCGCTCCACTCCTGCCCGACAAACGCGCAGAACATCTGCATCCACATCGCGTCGGGCTTAGGATCGTCCATAAATAACATCCAATCCCGATTCGTGTGCCACCCATCTTTCTCGTAATAAACCGTAGTGCCATCCTCAAAACACACCTCTACCTTGTCATCGCAGAGAGAAATGCTCACCGCTCTTAGTCCGCCTCCGCTCACTACCAGAGCTCCCGCCAGTGCCTTCTTCAAATCAAAAGGTTTCATTGTAATCGTGTCTTAGTCGCGCCGACATCACTCTTCCGATGTCGATGCCGTATTTTCCGCAAAAAGCCAAGAGCCGGAGCAGTGCGCCCGCAACCCGGTCCTCGACCGTGAATTGAATCTTGTTCTCGTAGATGGTCTTGTAGTTGCCGCTCCCCATCCCCTCCAGAGCTCCCTCCTGCATCCAGCCCTCCGCTTCGGCCGCGAGCAGAACTCTCCCCAACTCCAGTTGGATCAGAGCGAGCTCCCGCGCGAAAAACGCCGGGTCTGCCGCAACGGGGCACTTCTTCTGCAAGTCGTACTCCCCGTGTCGGTCCAGAAGCTCGCAGGCCATGCCCGCAATCGAGGTTAGTTGCTGGTAAGATTCGAAAGCCATGCCTTCTTCGCTTTTAACAGCCGCTTCTCCCAAGAGTCGAAGAAACTGCCAAATTCATAGACCTTTTTCCTGAACTCGCTCCGGTCACTCGCCCCCGACTTGGAGCACGAGATGTGGAGTTTTACCCTAAAAATACCATCCTTCTTCCGGCACTCCTCGTAGTACAAGTCCCCGGCCCCGATTTCGCGCTCGCAAAGCTCGCAGACGTGCGCCCTCCGCGCCCGGACGTAACGTTTTCCGATTACTTTAAAATCTTTCATATCGTTTAGGTTTAATTTGGTTCAGAATCCACTCCCGTCTCCTCGCCGCCAACTCTGTTCGCGCTTTCGAGGTGTTGGTGAAAACGGCAACAAACGTCTCCCCAATCCTGAGCACACAGCCGCCCTCCCGGACCGGGATCAGGCGGAGGCGCTCCTTCGAGGCCGCGCGTAGTTGTTTGAGTCTATAAGTGTTCATTCAAATATTCGTATAATTCCCGAAGGTCTTCTTGTTCCGAAACGAAGTCGATGTAGGGAGTGAAAACCCAGTACTCATGTCCGTGACGGTGGTAGCCGAAGTGGTGGAGTAGCTGGCCGAAAGCGTTCCGGCTCATGGCAGGCAGAAACACCACTCCCTTGTTGTCCGCCAAGAAACGCTGGTAGATCGTCTCGAAACGTAGCCGATGCCGCCGATCCGTCTCTCTCCGGTACGGGCTCATGTTACGCTTCATCTCGAAGCGGTGGAAGAGCTCCTCGTTATGGCTGTACGGAACCATACACTCTTACAGATTGCGTCTTAGGGTTTTTCCCGTCCAGAAGCCCGACTTCAAAGCCAAGCCCGCGAAGGACCTCGAAGAACTTGGGCCGATACGGTTTCGGCTCGATCTCCGCGATGATCGCGTCCACCGCAACATGACCTCTATATATATGGTGCGGGTCCACACGCGGAACCCAGTCCTTCGCCGCGAAGTATGCCTGCATCTTCGGGCCCCAGAAATCCTTCTGGTATCTACTTCCTGACGACATACTCCGAATCGCTTTTGTAGAGCCGAAGGGAGTCCTCGGCGCTGAATAGTGAAACCTGACGTTTATTCCCCCGACCCTTGAACTGAAACACCTTAAAACCGCACGCCCGCACGATGCGGCCGAACTCCGGAAGCGAGAGCCGTCCGTAGATCGGCTTCTTCTTGGCCTCGCACCAAGAGACGTACACTTTCAGCAAGCCGTCGAGCGGTACCGTACCCGGAGCCATGCAGACACGGGGGACCGGAGAGATAAGGCAGGACTCCATGAACTCCTCGAAAACTTCTTTATTAAAAGGTATCGACATAAATGATTAACGTTTAACTTCTGCAAAGCTATAATAAAATTCCAATATATGCAAATAAATTGGAAAATATTTTTCAGATCACGGGGGTAGGTTTCGATTTGTTACCTTTTTCGAAAGCGGAACTCAACGCGGCTTGATAAAAAAATACAAATAGGGTTAACCATTGGAATGGGGTGTGATTATCAGCCGATAACGTGTTTTCAGATGCAGGATTTCGCTTAACTTCCTATTTTTGGGCTTTCGAACTTATTTTTTTTTTTTTTGGTGTATAGTTACCTGTATAGTTACTTTTAGTAACCAAGCGAAGTGTGGTGTGTATCAGCGGTTTGTAAATAAAATATGCAAGTTTTGGAAAATTATTATAAGCGAGTTGATTTGTAAATGCCTGATAATAAGCAAGTTATGAGTAACTATACAAGTAACTATACAGAAAAATATTTTGAGAGTTTTTTTTCACCCAAAATAGGAAGTTAAGACTGTTTTAAAGGATATTTGGAGATAAAGTGCTTATACAGAGGTAGTTCGAATACTCAACCCAACTGGATTATTATTATCAAGGGGCGTTGAGTTTTGACCACCATTTTTTAAAATATTTTATAAAATGTTTAAACACCGATTTTGCGTAAACCGCTGATACAGAGCGAGTTATAATTATTAAAAATTTTTACTAATTTTTTAAAAAAAAAAAATAATACATCAGAGTCCACTTTTTGGACTGGGGACCGCGATGTACCCCCCCCCGCCCCCATGGTGGCCCCCGCCCCCGGATCGGTTCGCGCTGTCAGTCAGCACACAAACAGCCATAAAATTGCGGCTACAATGCGCACGGGGCTGATTTGGTCGTTTTTGTTTACACGGCCCGCAATCGCTTTTTAGAGCCGTTACAATTTACATAACGTTAGTTAGGTTGAATTTATGGCGTATTTTGCAAACCCTTGAAAACAAATGCGAAACGGCGAAAACGGCCATTTTGACCCCCTCTAAAGCCTTGATAATCAAGGAGTTACGAATAACTCATTGATTCTCAGAGGTTTGTCTAAATTTGCTATATTTTATACACTTTTTGCAATATATTATTGCTTTCGATTTGTTACATTTTGGTATATAAAAAGTTACAAAACGTAACTTATCCGCCGTAAATAGAAAGCACCACGCGCCGCAAATAGCCTAAAACCACCCGCTTTCGCTATGTTTCCATTTTTGCGGCATCATCCCGAAAAATGCGACATATAGAACACTTTTAAACAACCCTTTCCGCTTTTGGTCGTTTTTGTTTACTCCTTATATCCCCCGCTTCGCCGCCCTCGCGACGCATGCCATTCTTGCCCCCTTTCCTTCGATCTGGCGGCACTTCTCCCCTAGTCCGGTACTTGCCCCCGTTTAAAAGTTCAACGCGATAAAATCGGCATCTTTTTGCCGCATCCGGGACCGTTGTTGTAACTTGCTGTAATTCACGCATTTCGTCGATCTCCTCCGGGGTGGTATAGTTGCCCGTCTTTGGGAGATCGTCGAAATTTGGGGCGTTTCCGTGCGAAATAGGGCATATTCAAGTATTGAACCCGGCCTAAAATCAGTACTTTGTCTCCCCTAAACACACAAGGCCACAGATATTGTTCATTTTGTCGCCAAAATCCGGGCCGCGATCAGATTTTTTGCCTAATGTTGTTCTATTTGGATTATTTTTACTAAGTGCTATTGCATATTCGAAAAACCTGTTTTATCTTTGCACCAGCAACCCACCCAAAGGCGTTGCACGTTCTTTCAAAGACTTTCCGCCCGCCTCGCTCCGGCACTCGTTCCACTTCTCGAACTTGTCCGGGCACGCATCCGCAACACACGAGGAATTGAAAACGGCATTTCGCTAAACCGCGATACTAACACTATCGAAGCCCTTGCCGCCCTACACATTCCCGGCCCGCACATGATGCACACGGAAAGCCGAAACAAACCAACGGAGGAAACCGAGCCGCACCCGTCACGTTACGACAGAAAAGGCCCGGCAGGGATAGGGACCCGAATAACCCGAGCGTTGCCCGCGTGTGATTGTACGAAAGGGCCGCAGTACCGGAATACGGACTACTGCGAGAGATACCGGCATAGGCATTACACCAGTCACCGGGGCAAGAAAGGACGCACACAACCCGCGTCCGGAGAGCGAAAGAGGTTGTAAATTTGGTCCGGATTAATTCAGAATTGAAGCGGCAACGCTTGCGGTTCGCTTACCGCGCCGGACCTCTAATCACTAATATTTTGGGTATGAAATGGAATAGCCGCCGGGCTGCTTCGATTTTCTTTTGGGCTTGCTTTATAGGGGCTCTTATTATGTCATTAATCGTAACCAGTGAAATATGAAAAACTTCAAATTTGACCTTAACGCAAAGGTCGCCATCTATGTTCCCAGCACTACGGACGTTAATGTCCCGACCGACAACAAAGAGTTCGTAAACAAAGTGATGACTAAATTTTCGGAGTGGTTCGGGGGCTGTACCTCAACCCCGGCGGTCGGTGGCTGGGTGTCGAACTCGGGTGCGCTTGTGGTCGAGAACGTGACAATCGTGTACGCTTTTTGCACCCCGGAATCCTTCGGGGAGCACTTCGAAGAGGTGTACACGCTGGCAACCGAAATCCGCGACGAGATGAAGCAAGAAGCGGTAACATTGGAGTATAACGGACAAGTCAAATTTGTGTAGCTATGGACAAGGGAATGAAAAAAGTGGTCAATCTTGTGACTAATTACATGTCGGCACTTTGCGAAACAGGGCGCGTTCCCGGTCGCGTGGATCGTAATATCGAAGCCTGGACCGCCGTCTATTTTCCGGGCGGCGGTGCGGCGGAGGTCATAGAAAGCCCGGAGGATTGCGCACGGGTATTAAACGAATATTTCCTATGACACAGCAACTAATTATTTACGCACTTAGGAACCGTATAGAATCAGGTCCGGTGCGGTGCTACTATGGCGATTGGATTGTAGTGTACCGGGGGCGCGAAATTGCCCGCTGGGACCATCATTTGAACGTTTTGGTGGTTCGGAGGTGTACGCGGCCGGATCGCATGTACCAATGCTATATGAACGGCTTTTTCAAGGCGTTCCGGGTCCCGGTTCGGGTCCGGTATCACAGCGGGTTCCACCTCCAAACTAAGGCCGGAAGCGTTGCGGATTTGCAAACGGAAAGAGTTATAAAACTATGAAACAAATACGGGAGCGGTGGCGGGAGTTGGACCGGGAGTGCTTCGAGATCGAACGGAGGTTAGGAGCGGTGGCCCGGCGAGCAATTCGGGACGTAACGAACAAACAAGAGTCCCGGCGGATAGTAAACGAAATTTTCGGTCCGGTGGATTGTTACGAAAAACACTTAATTAACAATGAAAAGAAATGAAATTACGCGGCTATTCCAAAGTTTGACACGGTCGCTTGTTGCGCAACATCGACAACATGAACGAGAGCGACCGGGAGGAGTTTTGGATCGAATTGGAGGCGCAGAACTTTGCCGACGCTATCGACGTGATTTTATACATTGAGGCATGAACGAGCGAACAGAATACGAACGAGCAAAGGCGGCCTACATTGAGGCCGTCAAACGCGACCTGCGGCCTTTGATTAAGGCGCGAAGGTACTGGGAGGCATCGGCGGTTATCCGCGAACACCCCGACATTATCGACGAATTACGAACCTATATAATTACGACAAAATGACACTGAAAAACGCGGTAACGAAGGGTGTGAAGGCGTGGCGGGATCGTCGCGTTGGGTACTGGCTTTGTATCGACCCGAAGACGGGCGAATACTACCTACTGACTTCGGCGGCTTTGGCTGAGTTGAACGGCTTAAAGGCAATGTACCGTCTTCCGGCGGTGTATTACCGGGTTGTGTTAACGCGTGACTGGAATGTGAAATTAGGGCCGCACGTTATCGGGACCCACCTCGACACGTCCGCCTATATTAAGGATTTGGACGGGTTTTTTGCCCGAATAGAGGCGAAAAACAAGGTCGAATTAAGGAAAGCAATCAAAAAACGGTTATCTTTATGACCTTCAAATAAGCGAAACAATGCACACTGAAACGGTAACTATTTACAGCTACTCCGAACTTTCGGAGGAGGCGAAGGCCACGGCTTACAAGGCGTGGGAACCCGACTATGCGTTCGAGGCCGACAACCGCCGCACGCTGGATGCGTTCTGTGACGCCTTCGGGATTGAGGTGACGGAGTACCTATACGACGCCTACTGTTATGAATATCAGTGGACGGGCGACAAGGAGATTAAGGGGCCGGAACTTGAGGAGTACGTCCGCCACCGCCTCGCCCTCTTCGATCCGACCGGGTTTTATTTGGACGAGGTGATACTCGGCCCGGCCAAACAACCGGCCGAAGGCAAGGTTTTCGGCAACGTCATCGAGGAGTGTTTAGAGGCCTTTTTCTCGGCGTGCTGTGAAGACGTCAAATATACGCAAAGCCAAGAATATTTTGCGGACTTCGCGGAGAATAACGAATTTGAATTTTACGAAAATGGTATTTGTATACGACATCGGTAAAAGCCGCTGGCAGGCGGACTTCGGCCGCGAATCGCTGGAGTTCGGGCGCGATCACTTCACCATCGACACCGGGAACTATGTCATCACGGTGGACCCGAAGAAGTACCGGATTTTCGACCGGGCGGCAGGAAAACCGCTCGTTAACGGAGTGGTCCGGATCGACGAACAAGACATGAAGGAAATTATAGCCGCCGCGCCTAAGAGCCAACGCGGATGGATTCGAACCCGGCTCGGATATATGGTAGTAGTATGACACGGGAAGAATATCGCCGATCCGTTAAGAGCGGCGGCATGTACACGACGCGCGACGTTTACGGAAACCCGCGCTTCATCATTCACTTCCTCGATCTGGTCCACGAGGACCACCCCGGCGACCATTGCGATAAAATGGAATCGGCCCGCCGTATGGCGAACAAGCACGGAGGGAGACGGTACCGCGGCCGGGTCTTCGGCGGGGGCTTCGTCTTCCAAGTTTACGGGCTGGATTTGCTTATCGATGAACTTTACAACGACATCTATAAAAAGGATCGCTAAATACGAGACAATCGACGCGAGCATCGGAACGCTAACGAGCCGCATTTCTCACGCGCTTCTTGACAAGAGGTGGAACGAGATCGGGGATCAAGACATCCAAAGAATTAATCGACCTTAACAACGAACTGAACGATGAAACAGACGAGTGACCAGATCATTGCCGCCGCCGAGGCGCGGGGCTACATCAACGAAAACGAAATTTTGCTCCTGAAACGGAGGCGCAACCGGGGTGAGCGAATCCAAATCGAGAACCCGATCCCGGTTAGCTACGACCAAGCGCAAAAGGGGTTCGCGTGGTTGTGGGACAAGTACCGGACACCGAGGGGTGCCGAGCGCAAGAACAACCCCTTCACGAATCCGGAGGAGAAGGCGTTGGAGTGGGCAAATATACACGGGGCCCGCTTCACCTTCAACGGCTTCTACGGAACCGGAAACAACTGGCATGAACCGATTTACGAACTTATCACGCCGATCTACGACATACAATATATTGTCAGCCTCGGCCAATTTCAAAGAGCATGAACACAAAATCCTTTTCCGAGGTTGCGAATAAAGTAAGGGCCCGGATAGAAAGAGTAGCGAGGTACGAGGGGGTAGTCACTGAAATATTGAGCCGCGTTTTGGGCGACGAAGACATCCCGACCCCCTGCATCGAGGTAGACACTGACGAAAATGTGAACCTTGTGTACGAACTCAAAGAGGCACCGAAAACCAGTCAGATAACGATACTTGCGGCCGTATTCCCCGACCTGACGAACAAGGGAGGAACCAAACTCAAAATCTACTACCATGACCTTTTCTAAAAAAGAGCGGGAGTTCATAGTCGAACGAATGCGGTACGTCGGTATCGAAGTGTACGCGGCGACGGAACATTTCGTGACCTGCAAGGGGGCTTCGTGGGTTCCCTATGCGGTCGCGGTGGCGAAACGAGCGAACGCAAAGGTAGAAGTCTTCAAAGAGCCTACCGGGGGGGGGGGGGGT